AACTATTTGAACTTGCCTTACACATTCCAAGAAAACAGGTAATGGATGTTGTTGACTTAGATAGCGGTATTGAAATCTTAGATGAATATATGTGCATCTCAGGTTTAAAAAAAAAGATAATGATGGGTCTACAGGGGATGGCGGACTCGACAATGTAATTGCATCCCTTGTTCAGCACACGAGCGAAACAAAAGCAAGTCTAATGGAATATACCTTGCCAGAACTAGAGGGTTTATCTACTGCATTAAACGAAAATAATAAACTAGATGATTCCTCGGAAGACTCTTTTGTTGACTCCAATTCGGTAACAGGAGCAGATGCCATTCGAGGTCTTTTAAGTTCTGGGTATGCAGAGTAGAATGGAGTAAATAAATGGCGAATAAAAAATTCGGATATGATATAAAAGTCAACTATGGCAATATTCATGACGATACTCAAAAGGTAATCAGAGGTCTTCAAGAATTAGATAAAGCTATCGGACGGCTCAAAAATGTAAAGGATATTTCCATTAATGTTAAAGCTGGTGGAGACCAATTTAAAAAGTTAACTGAGTATGCCGCACAACTTGACCGTAGTCTTAAAACCGCATCCGCAAGCGGTGCAACTCTCAGTAATTCCCTTGGACAAGTAACCTCTAGGTTTGCAAGCGTTCGTGATATGACAAAGAATGTCTCTAAGGAAGTAACCGATGCTTCAAGAAACATTGAAAAACTAGGGCAATCATTACAGCGGTCTTCAATGACGGCTAAAGAACAATCGTTTTCTGGACAGATTGCGAACCTGAAACGACAAGCCGAGGAGAACTACAGGCAAAACTTTGCATCAAATCCAATGGCTTACGCTCAAAATGCACGAGCGTTAAATGCAGAACTTCAAAAGTTGTACCAAGCACAAAAGGTTGTTAACTTGGCAACAAGAGAGAATATCGGTCTTTTAAAACAATGGGGCATTGATACTGAAAACGTAGGTCATAGACTTGGCTATCTAGCAACACGCATGGTCGCATCTTTTGCCTTAGATAAAACTATTCAAAGTTTTACTCAAATGGCACATGTTGAAAAGGATATGGCTGGTTTCGCCCAAGTCATGAAACATGGAACAGGTCAAACAAATGCTTTTGCACGAAGTTTAATGGAAGTTGACCCATCACATATGGTGAATGGTCTCCAATTATCTGGACAAGAAGCTGAACACTTTAAGCATGAACTTGAGGAGATGCAAAGCAAACTACAAGGACTTGCCGTTAAGTATGGCACAACTAGTCATGAAATGATTGAGTCTGCAAAACTTTGGGGTCGTGCCTATAAGGATAATAACACAGTTCTTGCGTTGACAGATGCAGCTACTAAACTTGCGGTTGCCGATGCGTTCGATATTGTGTCTGCCAACAAAGCGTTAGAATCGTCTATTATGCAATGGGGTTTCCAAATTCATAATGCAAACGATGCTATGAGTGTCTCAACCCGTATTATTGACTCATGGACTGCATTAGCTCATAACTATACGGTTTCTGCACAAACTTTATCTGAAGCAAACAAACGTATGGCACAATCTGCCGCCGAAGTTGGTGTGTCATTCCATTCAGCACAAGCACTTGTTGCCGTTATGGCAAGAAAGACACAAGCAGACGGCGGTGAAATAGGTAATGCCTTAAAGTCTATCTTTGGTTCTATCCACTCAAAGAAAGCCATTTCTGCGTTACAAGACTTTGGAATTGAAGTTTATAAGGTCGGAGAGAATGGTGAAAAATCATTCCGTAAAGTTGACGATGTATTGCTTGACCTTATGATTAAGGCTCAAGGGTCAAAAGAGTCTATGGAGGGTCTTTTAAAAGCAATCTCAGGTGGTAAATGGCAATGGAATAAGGCTGATGCCATGTTGGACTTGAATGAGTACCTTGAAGCATTAAAACAATCATCTTCTTCTATGGGTTTCACAAACGCTCAAGTTGGTATGCAATTAGATACTATTGAGACAAAACTTAAACAAATTTCTGCTCAATGGGAGAAAATGACATCAAGCAGTCATACTCTTGGTTCTGCAATTAAAGCCACATTAGATGTCACATTGGGTTTATTAAAATGGCTTGACTCTATTCCATCTTCTATGTATGTTATAGCTGGTGCAACTCTTGCCGCATTAATTGCTCAACGCAGATGGGGTTCTGTCAGTCAATTAGTAATTAAGAATGTTTCAAGATTATGGACTGAAGCTACAACTCATGTAAATGGATATATTGTTGCCGCACAAGAAGCATCTGTTGCAACAAGTGGCGTTGGTCGAGCTATGGCAACAACAAGCGGTGCAATCAAAGGTGTTGGGTCTGGTTTAAAAGCACTTGCTGGCGGATGGCTTGGTATTATCATGATTGTAGCCATGGTTGTTGAGACATTATCTGACCTTTACACGGCATCACAAGATACAACTAAGTCTCTATATGAAGACTATTCAGCACACCAAAAGTTAGCTCAGCAATACGAAGAGACTGCCGCACGAATGGAAGAAGCTAGAGGGGTAGCGGAACAATATATTACGATTCATTCTCGATTACAAGAAAAAATAAAAGACACAGCAACATCTGAACAAGAACGAATAACTCTGCAAAATCAAGTTCAAGAATCTGAACAGGGTCTTATTGCTATCTTAGGCGAAGAAGAAACTGCATATGTGCTTGCCGCAGATAGTGCAGAGGAACAAAGCCAAAGAGCACAAGATGCGATTACACGCAAGAAACAAGAGCTTGAAAAATCTGCGGAAGACGAACGTGCAGCCATTGCTGAAACTGCTAATCAATTAAGAGCGGCAACTAATGCCAATATCGACTCACTTAAAAGTGAAGAAACTAGTTGGTTTAGAAGAATGGCTTTACTAAAAGAGTATATTGGATGGGTTGGTCTTGCTCAACTTGCTTATGCAAAACTGTTACAGATTATCGGTGAATGGAAAGAAAAACGTGCGGCATCTAAAATTGAAGAATTAAAGGCACAACTTGAAGAAGATAAAGCCGAAGCTGAAGCAAGAAGAGCTGAGGGTGACTTGCAAGGTGCTCAGGCATTTGAAAATCGAATGGCTGACACAGAGCATCAATTAAATATTTCTCAAGAGTCTCTGTCTATGGCTCAACAATGGCAAGAAGAAATTTTATCAAAAATTGCAAAACTTAATGCACGAGCAATCGCAAACATTAAAGTTGAACAAGCGGAAAAACTAAATGAATTAAATATGACTGCAAACTCAGGTCATACAGGCGGTGGTGCAATAGGTGGTGGCAACACAGGTGATTATGCTCGTAGTGAATTGCCAGATGGAGCTGGAGACGAATCTAAGGGTAAAAAAGGTAAAACTTCCACTAAGAAACAAAAAAATCCTTTGGCAGAAACTCGTGTTGGTGCAGCTATTGATTTCTTGATAAAACAAGGGTTCTCTGTTAACCAAGCATATGGTATCGTTGGCAATTTACAAGTTGAATCATTTGACGACATTAGACCATGGGCTCAAGACGGTACAGGTGCATATGGTATAGCTCAATGGCAAGGTAGTCGGTTAGAAGATTTAAAGCAATTCGCAAGAGATAATCAATCGGACTATACTGCATTTGAAACACAACTTGCGTTCCTTGTGTATGAATTACAACACAAAGAAAAAGGAAATTGGCAAAAGGTTCTTCAAAGTTCTGTCAATGGTACACCAGAAGAATATGCATCATACTTTGATGAATATGTTGAACGCTCTTCTCAAGAACACAACTGGCTACGACAACAGAAAGCTCGTGCACTCGCAAACAATGGTTATGGCGATGAAGATAAAACTGCTGACAACCGTGCAGGCAAACTCATAGAAAAACAAAAGAAGATTGAAAACATTGCCTTAAAACTTGCCAAAGAACAGCTTGAAATGGAAAACGCCATGAAACCAAAAGAGCAAGCTGATTTTGCAAAAGAGACAGCATCTCTAACCGAAAAAATCAAGAGTATGCAAAAGGAAATTGACGAGTTATTGAAACTCAATCCGCAAGCGAATGTCAAGAGTCTTCAAGAAACCATGAAGAAATACGAAGCTACTATGACACATCGTCTTCAAGATAAATACCGTGATAAAGACTATGACGAAGCCGTTCAAATGATGAAAGACCGTCATGAGAACGAAGATTTAGACCGTGATATTGCAGGAACATCTGAAAACTTCTGGGTGTCTGATGTGCGTACCGTCAATCGCTTGGTTGAAGAATACATGATTAAGGTCAAAAAATATCAAGATATGGTTGCAGCATTTAAGCGTGGTGACTCTGAATATACCGAAGCTGACATTCGTAAGGCTGGTCTCGAGTTAAAGAAATTTGAAGCACAAATCAAGAAAACAGGTAATTCGCTTAACAAAAACATCAAGCAACAAACACACGACGTATTCCACGGATTAATCTTTGAGGGCAAAAAGTTTAAAGATGTGTGGAAAGACTTGTGGAAACAACTTGCTGAAGATGCCTTAAAAATGATATTTAAAATCCAAGACGGTAATGGTGGTTTGCTACAGAACTTACTAAAGAGATTTGATAAGAAATATCAAAAAGGTATCAATCCTGTGTTGGGTGGAGATGGTAAAGACGGTAAAAACATTGGAGGTATTGACGAAAGTCTAGACCATCAAATGTTGACTGCTCAATCGACACGAAATCTTGATAAAAACTTTGAGACATTCATGGCTAATACACAAAACGGTACTGCTTGGCAACAAGCGACATTTACCGATGCGGTAATATATGGTAATGTCCAAGGCGATGCATCCAAGGTAGACTTACCAGAGAACGCCACAGATAAAGACGGTAAAACCGATGTATCTCAATATATCAATGCTGGAATGAAGATTGCTGGCGGTGGCAACAACAAATGGATGGGTACACTTAGTACTGTCATGGGTTTTGCTAAACAGTTTGGCTTGTTAAAATTCGCTGGTGGCGGTTCTGTTGATAAAGACCAATTAGTCCGTGTTGGTGAGGGTGATAAAAAAGAATGGATTATTCCTACCTCAGATAAAGCACGAGGTCGTCAATTACTTAATCAAGCAGCAAAAGACCTTGGGGTCGGTGTAACAAGTGGTATCGAACCGAAGTGGCAACATGAGGAAACAAAACATGGTGCGATGTCGGATGCAACTAAGAGACAAGACCGATTAATGAACCAAATGGTTGCTAATACCAACGCTATGACTAAGGGTATGAACTATATGGCGAACAATAGTTCTGGTTCACAACAATCTATTGCTCAACCTGTGTTTGTAAAACAAACAATATCCGACCAAGATTTCTTGTCTAAATACCAAAAACTGATTGCTCTTGGAAAGTTAAAACAATCATAAAATCATGTTACAAAAGTCGAATGTTTGATACTATAGATAGAGGGGTATTTACCCCTCTATTGTTTTTACTTTGGAGGTCATATGGAAGACATAACGAAATACCTTGGGTTGAAATATGGCTTTGATAAATCAAAAGGTCAATACCATTGTGCTGATGTATGTAGAATGTGGTATAAAGACCATGGATATACGCATTGTTTTGATGATGGAATGAAAGACCCTGTGTCGTGTGAAGATTTTCACAAGAACCATCAAATGCGACTCTTACGATACTTATTGAAATACTTTAATAAGGTCAGAGATGCGAATGATTTACAACATGGTGATGTTGTGGTATTCAATGTTGATGGTGATTTACATACAGGAATTTATTTACAAAATGGACAAATACTGGCGATGCAAGTTCCATGTATCACCGACAAGTCGTTATCTGCTGTTTTTAAACGCAGTTATTGGCAACCATTGTTCTATTGTGGTTTCCGTCAAGAAAGGAATAACTAATGGCTGATTTACCTAAGTTTCCTTTACCGTATATATTCGAGGTTGAAAAAGGTCTCAAGTTCGCTACACAAGAAGTTGTATTCGCAAGTGGTAAAAAACAAGTACGACAAAATGCGGTAACACCGACAAGAACTTGGAATATCTCGTTACGAGGAACAACTGAGCAACAAAAGATATTTGAAGACTTTTGTGAAACAGTTGGTGGTAACACAAGGCATTTTGTGTTTACCGATGAGTTTGGCAAAGACCAAATCTGCCGTTTTGCAACCAACGAGTTCAATCTAAAAGTGCTACGAGACTTTACAATCGAGAATGGCACACACGGTAATGCCGTTGGTTTTACGGCAAGCGTACAAATTGAAAAGGTAATCTAACAGGAGGATATATGATTAATCTACCTGTTGCGTTTCGTGATGCTTTGGAAAGCGGTTCGGTGTTTGACATCGAACTTTACGAAGTGCACATTCCTAACATGACATTATATTTATGCTCATGTGATATAAATATACAATTCAACGGCAACACTTACTTGGCGTTACCAATCCGCCGAGGGGAAATCAATAAAACCGTTGACAGTTCTATCGACTCATGCGAATTAGAAATCTCTAATGCTACTGATAAGTTTACTCAACTGTTGTTCAAAGGCATACCATTCACAGGTAGTCGCATCTATATCTACAGGATTTTATATCCTGAGTCTCTTGCGAATAATCGATTGATTAAACCTGTGTTTATGGGTCGAGTTGACTCACCTGAACTATCTAGTGACGGCATCTTTAAGGTAACAGTCACAAGCGATGTTCCGAACGTGCGTGGCGGTCGTAGAACACAATATTCGTGTACATCTGTATTTGGCGATGCATCATGTAAAGCCATTGTTAAACAAATGACACCAACAATTACAAATATACAACAAACTAACAACGGATATGAAGTTACGTTAAATACCACAGTGTCTGAACAAGACTATACCAATGGTGTATTAATCGTTGAGGGCGAAGCAAGAAAAATCGTTGGTTTTATTACTAATAAGACCATTAAGTTAGAATATCCGCTATTACAAGCGACAAACTTTTTATTAAACAAACAATGTACGATACAAGCAGGTTGTGACAAAACACCATCTGACTGCAAAAGACATAATAACCAAAAACGATATGCAGGATTCTTGTCCGTACCATTTGAATTTACGGTAAGAACATAGAAAGCAGGTGACATATGGGTAAAGGCGGAGGAAAAGGCGGTAAAGGTCGTGTTGGTAAGTTCCTTGGACTTGCTGCGGCTATTGCCTTTGGCTTTGGTGCTGGTGCTCCATGGGCGTTCCTTGGTGGTGTAAAAGCATTTACCGCAGCCATGTATGGTCTATCACTTGGTTCTGCCATTGGTGGTCTGTTTGACAAACAAAAGAATCATACACCAGAGTCTACGTTTGACTCTAAGAACAACCAAGTAACATCTGAGGGTACAATCCCAATTATTTACGGTCAATCTAAAGCTGGCGGTTTACAAACGTATCATCATATGGATGTTAACGGTCGTAAATTACTAAAGCATGTAATTGTTGGTGAGGGTGAAATTGACGGTTTCTTTGGTGCAACTGCCAACGGATATTTACTGCCGATTAAAAACGGTGGTTCTGTATCGAAGAAAGTCAATATATTTGGCATCCGTAATAATAAATGGCAAGATGCAACTGTTCAAATCACAGGCGGTTCTGCACCGTCTAAAGGCTTTAGAGGTCTAGTACAATTACCATCTACATCACAACAATCCATTTATCAAGACGATATTGACTATAAAGACTTTAATAAATACCCTAAGTTGGTACTCAAAGCAAACGGCAAAGAAACATACATTTTCTTAACAGAAGATAATACTAAGATTGACGACAAGTATTCTCTTGCGTGTAATACGTTTGGTAAAGTCTATCAGATTATCTTGGGTGATACATATTTATCCGACCTACAAAAAGACGGATGGGAACTTGTAGACCCTGTAATTTGTCAAGACTCACCGAACAAGATACAAACAACAGATGTTCTACCTTGTTATAAAAAAGACGTATTCTTCACGACAAACGGTGAGCAAGATGCCAAAGAAAGTACTGTTGTATTATACGATGGGAAACACGATGCGGAAGCTCCATCGACTTACAAAACAACAGGCGGTTATCCAAATATTGCTTACATGGTTGCAGACTTGCGTTATACCGATAAAATGGGTGCAGGCAATCCAACGATTACTGCTATCGTTAGAGGTCGCAAGGTGTATGATTGGCGTACAGGCAAAACTGAGTATTCTAAAAACCCAGCGGTATGCTTGTATGATTACTTAACAAATGATGTCTATGGTGCTGGTAAATACATTACGCCAGAGGTTCTTGATATGGAATCATTCACGGATGTTGCAAATTATTGTGACGAAGTAATTACATATAACGACCCATACGGTGTAACGAAATCAGAAAAACGATATGAGCTTGATATAATCCTTAATGAAACAAAATCTCATTTAGAAAACATGCAGTCAATCTTGAACTCTTTCCTTGGTTTCGTTGTATTCTCAAACAATAAAATCAAACTACGGTGTGAGCGATTGGAAACACCTGTGTATGCATTTAATGATGATAATATCGTTGAAAACTCATTATCTTACAAAGGTGCATCCATCGAACAAAGTCCAAACAAGTTTAATTTAACTTATGTGGAACCTGCATTGGATTATACTGCTGTTAAATTAATCGTTGAAGATGCAACAAACCAATTACCACCACCGATTGGTATTGGTCGTCCTGTAGAACAAGATATTGAGTTTAAGGGTGTCCGCAGACAAACCCAATGCTTACGACTTGGGAAAATCGCACGAGATATTATTCGCTTGTGTCCAATTACAGTAACATTTAAAACAGGTCTTATGGCATCTCATCTTGAAGCTGGCGATGTTGTAACAATCACAAAAACATACATTGATGAAAATGGCGAAAAACAAACTTTGTTTGAAAATCAACAAGTGCGTATCGTTGAAATGAAAGAAGAAGATGGTACGTTTGAAATTTCTGCCAAACAATACAACCCATCAATTTATGATGATGCTTTTGGTGCATCTCTTAAAGTATTCGCTCCTACAGGCGATAATTCTAAGGAGATTAATTTAACGCCTGAAACTGTAAAACCTGTAGAGAATGTATCTGTTGAACAAGTCTATAGACAAAAAGTCAATGGTGTTCCCACATATGATGCTATGCTTGTGTTTACAGAACCAAACGACATCAATTATGGATATTCACAAGTCTCGGTTCAGATTGAACGTGACGGTGTACTCGGTGATTGGAAAGTCTATGGTATTAGCCATGGTATCATGCCTGTGATTGGTCTTAAGAAAAATGACAAAGTCCATTTCAGGATTATACCGTATGATTCTAAAGAGTTGCCACATGAAGAGTCGATGGTAACATACACTCATACGATTGTTCCTAAGGTTGGTAACCCATCTGCACCAGAGAATGTTGTGATTCGTTTTACTAAGGAAAATGCAACCATCTCATGGAAACGTGTGACAACCGCAGATATAGACCGATATGAAGTACGTTCGTCTGATTCTTTATCTACAGATAATCTGTTGCTAATGACATCGGAAATTAGCGGAGAAATTGACTTAAGCCGAATTGGTCGGAATGGTACTGTTTGGGTCTATGCAGTTAACTCAGAGGAAGTCTATAGTGCTCCTACTAAGTATGGGTATAATCTACCGAAACCAACCGCTCCATCTGTAACGATTAAATCATTCTTGCAATCCTTTAGAATAAACTACAATGCGATTCCAAAAGGTTGCGAAGCCGTTGTTCGTATTGACGGTACAGACTACAGAACTAAAGAACCTCTGTTTGTATACAATAGCGATGGTGGTTTATATAACGTGTCTGTTGCTTTTGAAGATTACTTTGGACTTGGAGAATTTTCTCCTGAACAAACAGTTCAAGTAAAAGCGACTATTGATGCAGAGATGCTCGATAGAGAAGCTCTTGGCTTAACCACGATTGAAGATTTTGTGTCTAACCTTAGTGATAAAGTGGATGGCATTAAAAATGATGTAACAGCAAACACAACCAAGATTTCAAACACAGAAAATACTTTACGGTCTGAAATCACACAGTCTAAAAATGGGATTTTAACTCAAGTTAACGCTATTGATGGTCGTGTGACACAAATGGTTCAGACTGTGGATGGCATCTCCTCAAGCGTACAAAAGAAGATTGACGATGCTAAAAGTGAGATGTCTTCTCAATTGACACAAACTGCTAGTGCTATTCAACTAAAAGTTGAAGAAAACTTGACAGGCGACAAGCTAGTGTCGAAAATTAATTTGTCTTCCGCAGGCACATTGATTGATGGTAGACTATTGCATGTCACAGGCAAAGCCAAGTTTGATGACAATATTATTACTGACAAAATGTTACAAGCTAATGCAGTAACCGCTGACAAAATCAAAGCTGACTCCCTTAGTGCCATTAGTGCAAACCTAGGGGATGTCCGTAGTGGTACAATCGTAAGTTCTACTATTAAGAATGACAATGGAACATTCTCTGTAGACCCAAATGGTAATATCCATGGTGCGAATATCACAGGTTCAACTATTAGTGCTGACTCAATTATAAACGCTGGCTTTAAAGTCAAGAATATTGACTATGCGATTCTTACTGTGGCTCACGGTCAAGATGTTCCACCGATTGGCAACTATAGCGTTAGTGAGTGTACTTTTGTACCGATTGGGTATAACTTTACGGAAAAACATTTAAGAGACCAAAACTCAAGGGATGGTAGACGAGAATGGGATAGACAATATAGCAGACTAATTAGTAACTGTACCGTCTATCTTCAAGGGAATCAACCAAACAATAATGATAACGGATTTATTGTAGGCTTAAATGGTAGAAAAGTAGTATGTCAAAGTAAATATATTGTCAAATATACTAGTGGTGGCGATAACGGCGATGATTGGACACATAAATTCCTTGCATTTGGTGTTGTATATGTTCTTGTTATTGGCAAGAAAGGGTAAAACATATGTTCTATATATTTGATAATAACACAGGCTTATGCGTGTGTTCTTCACCGATTGAGGTTCATATAGATGGAACAACCGCTATTGAAACCGAACAGTTCTACAACACATGGGAAATCCAGTTGGTAAACGGCGAGATTAAACCCTATGTGATTGAACAACCTGAGATTAATCCTGAAGAACCATCAGACAACACAGGTGGTTCTTCTCAGGCATTAATCTTTAGGATTAAGCATGGGGATGCCGTTTATACGGAAAAATACCCAAGTTCTAAATATAGAGCAACAATCGTATCATTCCAAATGGCAGACGACAGATTTAATTCTCCAAATGTTGGTGCGATTGTTAAAGCTCCAGAGTTCCCATTGTATCGTGGCTCTGATTATCTTGTTGGTATTAACTCAGATGGTATTGCTTATTGTAAAAACAATAGCACATCATTTGAGCATACAATCTCTGGGTGGATAACGGTTGTATTAAATCTAATAAAGGCAGGTGATTAATATCAACTATGTGATTGATGTACCTGAGACATTACATACTGGTGCTGATTGGGAACGTCTGTATATCATTAACAGTCAAAACCCTGATTTTACACTAGATGATGCATCTGCGGTATGCAAAATCAGAGACATGAAAAATAATGTCTTGTGTACGGCAATGTGTTCGATTAGTGGCAATCAAGTCTTGGTACAAATTGGATATGACGTAACTCTTGGTATTGATGAACGAATACGCAAGGGTAAATACGATGTGTTTCTTCTCAAGGATAATAAGTCTTATAAAGTTTGTATGGGTGACATCGAGATTATCCATGACATTTCTATGCATTAATTTTTTACAGGAGATAAACTATGGCAGACGATACTATTACAAAAATTTCTTTGGTTGACCCTATACAGGTCAATGTTGCTATCCCAAATTTTGAGGGTAAGGCTGGTCGTGACGGCACAGATGGTCGTGACGGTGACGATGCATATCGTGTTGCCGTTCGCAACGGTTTCATTGGTACAGAACAAGAGTGGCTTGCCAGCTTAAAAGGCGGTAAACCATCTACAGCCGAACAAGCACGGAATAAACTGTTGGAGAACAACATCTGGTGTGACGACTCCACCGTAGACTCTGTGTTGAGTGCACTATTGGGTAACTGGGGTAAGCCAATGCCACGCACAGATTATAAACCAATGACTTTACAGTCTACAATTTTAGTTGGAAATCCAAACTTAACCTTTGTTGGCGAACCTCACTTTAAACTAAAGGTTGACAATAAAACTGTTGAGTTTGGGTCTAATGGACTTGCGGAGGTATCTGTCTCTAGTTCTAATGCAGGAGACTCCTACGTGGCACAGTATTTTGGATATGTTGACAATCATATCTCAGATATCAACGTCTCTTTTGGTCGTCTAGCTTCGGTATTCGACAAAGGCTCTTTAGTTGAGACAAAAGAGCTCAGCTTAGGTGGTAGCGACAAAGTAAGTGTTTCAATCTACAACAATAAAGTTGTTGAGTTGAATCATGTTGGCGACAAAAACAATCAACCAACGCTTGGTCAAAGTGAGTTCCAAAAAATCAAAAATTATGTTAAGACTAAGGTTAGCGATATTGACACATTAATCATAGATGATGCACTCACTAGTCAAATGTGGGCTACTTATAGTGGTTCATCTTTGAAAAACATTGCACAAGGCATTGGACATGGGGTAAATCTACGTCTTGATTTCTCTTACTATCAGGCACAAGGATACGGAAGTCAAGAAGAAAAATTCTTTAGTCGTGTTGCTTCAGACGATAATCGCTCGAAATGGTATATTGGTAAAGCTATTCAAGTTGGAGACTCTAATGTTATGATAATAAAACCTACTGGATGGAACATTGTTTACCGTTATAACACTAACACTATTATGGAATCTCAAGATGCTTTATAGTAAACCATTGGGGAGACAGTAGTTGTCTCCCCAAGTTTTTAACACATGTTCTTAATTTGTAAGAAAGGCAATCAATGGAACTACTAACAATGATTTCTTTGATATGCGGAATACTTGTATTTGTCGGAAGTTTCATCGGCTTTGTTTTTAAAGTCATGATTATTTCACCTTTGAAAGTCTCTATTGACAATCTATCAACAACTATTGCCGCAATTCTCAAAGATATTGAAACAGGTCGTGTTGACCGATACAATATGTCCATTAAACTTAGTGGAATGGAAAGTGATATAAAGCATATCGGACAACGTATTGATGCCTTAGAGGAATATTCTCGGAGGTAGTCAATGAACTCTTTATTTACAAAAGCTAGAGAATATTGGGATAAGCTAAAGGTTTCTCATGGGAATATTCACTCCTTACAATTCGTGAAATTTGTAATTACAACAAGTTTTATTCCGATATTTATTTATTTGATTGTATGGTTATATGCAATTTATGCAATGCATATCGGATTAAACGTAAACATTCTCGTGTCTCTCTTGACGGAACTACGACTTTTCGTGTCCGTAATCTTCTCTACACAGACTGTAACAGGGTTACTTGCATATGGAGTTGCTTTAATTGACTCAGATGGAAACGGTGAGTCAGATGAACTAGATGCAAAAGCACATGCAAAACAACCACAGCAAAATAATGTTTTAAATAATGAAATGGGTGATACGAAATGAGACAATTAACAAAAGACGAATTAATGGAGATGGCAACAAATGCACAAGGTCAAATAGACCATATTTATTTACATTGGTCTGGCGGACATTATAATCAAAGTCATACCGATAAATACCACATATGCATCGACAAAGACGGTAATATGTATACAGACGTTAACGACTTAACAGAACATCGAGACCATACTTACATGCGAAACAGTCGTGCAATCGGCATTACAATAAATGGTTGTTTCAATGCCATTAGTCCGACAAACATGGGTACAGAACCACCGACTGAAAAACAAATTTATGCCCTCAGTTGGTTGGTGGCATTACTTTGTGTACAAATCGGTATTCCGTTGGATATTCAGCATGTAATGACCCATGCGGAAGCCGCAGATAATAAAGATGGTATGGACTTGTGTTATAACGACCCAACGCCATACCCAAACAATACTTACGGTCCAGACTCAACGTGTGAACGATGGGATTTATGGGTTCTCCACCAAGGAGACCCAGAGTGGTCTGGTGGTGACAACTTGCGTGGTAACGCACGGTTTATCGCCAATAACGAATGGGGGATAAACATATGAATTGCCACATCGAGAGACCTCCATTATGGAAAACCGTTGGTACTGTCTTCTCGGTGTGTCTAATTGGATTATTCGTGTGTGTATATCTATTGTTTAGTGGTATACATACACACGAAAAACAATTGGAAGAAACCGAGAGAGAACTGCATGAAACACAAGCACAACTACAGGTAACGAAACAAGAACGTGCGTTATTGCAACAAAAAATTTCAATCTTAGAGAATCTTGAGTATGAGCGTGGCACACTTGTGCCATCTGCACAAGATACACAGGAGATACGATGAATGAAAATATTAGAACATACATTATGTCGAATCCAAAGCGTAACGGTATTATTATTCTTGGGATTATTCTTATGTGTGCCATCTGTATCTGGAGCTACATCGGAGCAGACAGTCGTATTGACACAAAGCCAATACAACGTGCTAATGAAGAACTTCGACACGCTGGAGAATACAATAGACAGTCAGTTGAATACAATCAACGAATTAGAACAGCAGTTGAGCATAGCCAAGATGTCAACGAACGAGTCACAACAAGCGTTACTCGAAGCCTTGAAGCAACTCGAGGAACAGCGGCAGCTATTGATAGAAGCACAGAACTCGTTAAGGCAGCAAGAACAGATGCTGCTAGAGCAAAGGCTATCATTAGAGAAAGCAGAAATATACTTGAATCAGCAAAAAGAGATAATCAAGAAAGCACAACAACAGAACCGCAACAGTAAAATTTTAAACATTGTTCTTGGAACTGCCCTTGTGTATAAAATCGCCAAGGGTTAGCGGAGGTGGTCTTCTTCATCTCTCTAGCGGACAAGAGTGGATGTCCGATATCGTCTTTTTAGTATGTTAAATATTCTGCATAATATAAATGGGGAGTATACCAATTACGGTATACTCCCCATTTTTTGCGTTTTAAGCGTTATTTTGTTTTAATTCCAATGGCTTAACCTTTGTGATTGTGTCGCCACGCACTTGGATATAATAGCCTGTACCGACCTGTAACTCAACTAAGTAGTTAGACCACATGACATACTTGTTGCCAACATGGTCGAATACATATGCCATAGGTTTGCCTGCCTTGGTTGTCTTTTGTTTGAAATCAGATACAATAATTGCCTTGACATCACGACCGTTTGCCAAATTCGTGTTATATGACCTGAGTGGGTCTTCAAAAGTGCCCCCAAGGTATTTATACCTGAGTGTAACTACAGGCACCTTAGAGCTCAAATTTGGGCGTTCTATGAGCATTATAGAGTTATACTTGTCTGTCCATTCTTGGATTTTCTTTTCGATGTTCTGTTTCTTTTTGTCTAAAGACTTCAACTCTTTGTCAGAGAACAAACCATCGTTTGTATACATGATGTCTTCATGCTCTTGTAACTTTGATTGCCACTCATGTATTTTATCCAATGCGTTCTTGCGGTCTTTATCATAAGATTTATACTCTGGGATTAACGCCATGAGTTTATGAGTATCACCCAAGAAATCTAATGCACCACTTCCGACTAAACCCTGTAATTGTAGCTTGGTGTACTTACTGAAGATGGCATCTATTGTGTATTCTTGTGGTTTTTCAATCTTATTGATACCTTTGATGTATGCAAGACCGACACGCACAGAACCATCTTCGACTGTCCATTCACGTTGACTGTGGCGTAAGTCAGGTGGTAATATCTTGATGCCCTTGCGTTGCATCTCTTGGATGTACGGCAAGATTTTCTCTTGGTTGCCATCCTCGGAATTGATGGTTGCAACATAAAATTCCAACTGATAGTGAGCCTTTAAGTATGCCGTTATGTATGCCATGTAGCCATAAGATTGACTGTGAGCCTTATTAAATCCATAGCTTGCGGCTGCAATAATCATGTCTAAAATTTGTTTCGCCACATCTTTATCTGTGCCATTCGCAACCGCACGGTCAACAAATTCTGCCGTAATCTCTTGCATTAAATCGTGGTCTTTTTTACCAACCGCACGTCTTACCGTATCTGCTTCCGCCATTGAATATCCAGCGATAATCTGACACACACGCATAATTTGTTCTTGAAATACCATGATACCATACGTTTCACCCAAAGGCTCTTTTAATCGTTCATCTAAGTATTCAAACGGCTTACCATTACGGCGGTCAATATACTCATCTAACATGCCTGTTAAAATACACGCTGGTCTATACAAGGCAACCACAGCGATTAAATCGACAAAGTTCTTTGGGGCAATACTTTTAAGAGTTCTTACCATTCCTTGTGATTTCATTTGGAATACTCCAAGTGTATCACCTTTACATAGTAAGTCTAACGTAGGTTTATCATCCCAAGGCAATTTTGCCAAGTCAAGACTGTTTTTGACACCAGCCATCGTTACACAATCATTGATTACATCCAAGGTTCTAAGACCAAGAATATCCTCTTTTAGAAAACCCATAGACTCTAAATGTTTAAAGTTTGTGGATGCCACAAAGGTTTCTTCTTTTGTTTGAGAATTTTTTTGCATCTCTAGTGAGCAATACTTGGTAATATCTTGGTTTGAAACAATGACTGCCGATGCGTGTTTACCAAAGCCAGTCATAATACCGACCAGCTTCTTAGCGAGTTCAAACATCTCTTGATGTTTACCATCATTTATATAATCAAGTTTTGCATACTCAAGGTCGTTATCATGGAAATCTTCATCATCGTCAAAAGATACATCCTTGATTTTCTTTGAATAGGCATCTGCAATGGTATGGTCTACGCCTAGACATCGTGCAGCTTCTTTTAATGCTCCAGATGCTTTCATGTATGAAAATGTACGACATTGATAGACATATTTGTATTTTTCTTCAAGATATTGAATAACTTCTCCTCGTCTTACCTTAGAGCAATCGTTGTCAACGTCTGGTGGTGATACACGATTGGGGTTTGCAAACCGTTCAAAATACAAGTTGTTTGTAATAGCATCCAAAGATGTAATATCGAGTAAATATGCACACTCGCATCCTCCAACCGAACCACGACCATGTCCAACTGGAATATCACGCTTGCGACAAGCATCGAGAATATCTTTGGTAATCAACAGATAGTCCATATAACCAACTTGCTCCAAAATATCAATCTCATGTGGAACACGTTCGTCAACACGTTTCTTAAATTCTGGGGTCACCTGATTTAAAATCTTTTGTTTATACCCCTGTCTCAACGCATCTAAAAACACAGGTTTTACATCGCCATCTTTAACATACTTTGGATAGACATCCAAGTTGAAATCAACTTGTGTATTACATTTGTCAAAAATAATATTGGTATTTTTCACCATGTCTTCAACCATATCAACACCAAATTGTGGATATAGACGGTCGAATACCTGTGCTTCCGATTGGATAAAGAAGTCGTTTGAACCATAGTATTGGTCTTCATCGTCATCTTGAGAACGACAACGGAAAGCCTTATGTAAAGCGTAATCTTCTTCATACACATAATGAGAATCACAAGCGGCAATCAATGGAATATCATATTTTGTACCCATTTCTGCCACCATTGCATTAAAACGCTTTTGGTCTTCATGTTGATACGTGTGTATTTCAAAATACAAGTCGTCACCGAAGATGTCTTTGAACTGCGGAATTAAAGACTCACGGTTATCACCTTTTAACCATCCACCCATGCATGCCGATGTACAAATTAAACCCTCTGAATACTTGCGTATCAACTCTAGGTCACATCTTGACTTGTAATAGTAATGCTTGTGTGCTTCGCTGGTTAATTTAAACAAATTCTCAAGTCCGACTTGATTTTTCGCAAGAAACAAGATATGATTATATGACTTATCCTTAATGTGAACATCATATGTATAATATAACTCTGACCCCATCACAAGTTTCAAATCTGTGCCATGTTTCTTGTTGTATTTCTGTAGATGCACATATGTATCAATCAAGCCTGAGCAACCGTTATGGTCTGTGAGTGCAAACCCTCGTTGTCCAAGTTCGTGTACACGCTTGATGATACCATCTACAGAACTGATTGCATCTTTCATCCCATAGTTTGAAAACTGTGAGTGCAGATGCAAGTGAATAAAGTTGTCTGCCATATTTTTACCTCCTGTTTGAAAACATTTTTATTCGTTATTGACATTATATCACAAGTGGTGTATAATTGCAAGTGAAGTTGATTGAACTTCAAAAGTATTTTCCCGAACGGAAAGGAACAAAAGCATATGGCAAAAGTAAACGAAAAAATCGTGGATGTTGTGACTCCTGTTGGTGAGTCTGTATTCTGTAAGATTAATGGTGTCGTTGACGACTACATGGGTCAAAACAAATACACCATTACCATTAAACTGGATGATGCAGATGCCAAAGCGTTACAACAACAGTTGATGGGCATCTGGGAGCAATCCGAAACCCATAACTCTCGTGTAGACGAAGAAAAAGAGGTTGATAGACCTAAGTTCCCATTAACTAAATCTAAACAGTACGGATGGCAATTAAAGGCGACTACTAAGACTGAGTTTACTGACAAAAACGGTACAGTTCATGAGAACATTATCCAATTAGTCGATGGCAACAAAAAACCAATGGACACCAAAACACAAATTTGGAAAGGCTCTAAAGTTGCATTATGGTTGGGTGCAAGACCGTATGAAACACCAACAATGTACGGTGTGTCACTCAAACTCAAGGGTATTCAAATCATCGACTTAATCACAGGTGGCTCTGGTGGTGCGTTCGGTGGTTCTGCATCCGATAGTGTTCAGTCCTTTGGTGGCTCTCCAATGGCAGAAACATTTGATAACTCTGAAGACATTCCATTTTAATTAAAACCAAATATTGAGAACCAAAATCAACCCAAGTCAAATACGGCTTGGGTATTTTGGCGTTCAAACAACGTAGTTCTTATGTCTAAAATTTTGTGTAAAATTGTGATATTTATCCTTGACAAATTTGGACTTTTGTGATACCCTATCAAACCTTAGTATTAATACATAAGAATATACCTGTGTATTAATACCTAAGTATACTTGTGTATGAATACCTTTGGATTAAAACGTTGGTATGGAATACATTGGTTGTTCATACATTGGTTATTAATACTTCGGTCTTAAAGCTGTTGTTCCCCATACATATGTTTTCACTCTCTGTTTTTCTACTTAAGGTTTTCATACAGTAGTGGAATACTTGTTTGGTATCTTATGTATTCTCACTACGTTCGAATAACATAAGATACACGACAAACCATATGAATTGCTTCGCAATAATCGGCAAGCCGATTGTATTTTTCTTAGTCAGATAAAAACTTCCTTGACTTGGTAATACAGGTATGCTATAATGATGGTACAACAAGTCAGAAACAAACTATTTATCAGACAGGAGGAACACCATGGCAACAGACTTTGAAAAACAAGAACCAAAGAAAAAAGCATGGACACTTGCCATGCAATACTTTAAAAAGTGTACCAAAAATGGTGCGTTCAAAAATAACAAACCAACATCTGAGTTCTTTAAGGTTCGTTCATTCTTTATGCAGATTGACGAAAACTCTATGTTGAAGTTACATAAATACATGAACTCGTTGGAATATAAAGAGATGTCTTTAACCGACCTATTTATTCAGGCAAACGAGTTAAATGCAGTTCAATTCGCAAAAGCTAATACAAACACAACCGTTAGAGAACGTAAACAGTTTGACATTAAGAAATGGTTAAATGACAATGCGTAGAGTTAACCAACTAGGGTTCTTGGTTGTTAACAAGAAGAAACCAACGCCAAAGAGAAAAATTGAAGATATAAATGTGAATACATTCTTCACTAGACTCAATAGCCATAAATATTTAGCCAAGCTAAAAACAGCAAATAAAGAAGAAGTATTTCTCAAATTAGAATCTATTGCAGATACTCACAAGCCATTTGATTATCAGTTGGTCGGCAATGCACTCAGGATTGTGTTTGAAGAAGAAATAAGACCTTTTGCACGAAATTGGAATATCGAACATATTGGCTTTGGCTCATATCAAAGAGATAAGCGTTCATATCTGTTTATCTTTGACTACATGAAGAACGAGACGTTTATATTTATTATTCGCAAGCCACATCCAGAGACAGAGCTTGAGATATGGGAAATGTCAGATTTAAATTATTGGGGGTAACATGAAGATTGAAGACAATTTAAGATACTTTCATTTATTGTACTCACTGGATATACGAAAGAATCTAATAAAGTTGATGGAGCTAATTTATGAACATGGGTATCAAACAATACAACCAACAGATGACGGTTTATTGATTCTATCTAATGGAGAATACTTGACATCTCTTAGACATAAAGACTTTTGTTATCTTAGTGAAAAGTCTGCTATGACACATAAACAAATGCCTGTGTCTCAATTTATCAATAAACGCAGAGCAACCATCAAAGGTTCTTTTGACAATGCTGAGGAGATTGTCCGTAGTATTGAAACATCGTATCAACAACTATTGAGTGTGTTTGAGCATGTGGAAAATCCATATAGTCCATTTGAGGAGTTATATCTAGTTGACCGTGAACGAGTTGTTCGCAACTGTTCGGTTAGCCCAAAATTCATTACACACGTTGAACCGATTAGTGAGTATCTACCGCTTATAGAAGTCAGAGACAACAAGCCTGTCCCTGTGAGAGAACTAGTTAACACATTATACTTGCTAAAGTGTTGTTTTGATGATACAATAGATTATGAGATGAATACTTTGATTAAAAAACTACAGGAGGAATATAATTGGTATGAACACAATCTCAACACTACGATATAAGATAGATATACAAGAACTCGTGGAAGAATACACCACGTTATCACGAAACGGCGGTAAAGTGCCACGAGGAACATGTCCTATTTGTCATGGGGATAACCCAACAGAGTTCTGTATCTTGGGTGACCGATACTATTGTCACCGATGTGGTTCATCTGGTGATGCCATCGGTTTCTATGCAGAAGTAGAGGGTCTTCCGTTCTATCAAGCGGTAGAAGCCTTGGCAGAAAAGTACGAGGTATCAACAGATGACCCAACATACCAAAAGCAGAAAAGCATCGTAGGTCAAAACACTAAGGTTGCCATGAAGTATCACAAAGCCGTTGATGCCGTTCGTGAATACATGAATATCAAGCGTGGTATCAATGATGCAGTCCTAGACGAGTTCTTGATTGGCTATGATGCTGGTGGTTTCTTGGGTGTGCAATCTTCTGGGATTGTAATCCCAATTCAAGATGCTTATGGTCGTATTGTTGGATTCTCCAAGAGACGACTAGAGGAGACCAATGAACCTAAGTACAAAAACACAAGAGAAGATGATGTGTTCATTAAACGACAACTGTTGTTTAATTATCATCGTGCTATTAAGATGTTAAAACCAAACGGTGTACTGCATGTTGCCGAGGGTTATCTCGATGTTATGTCAGCACATCAACAAGGTGTACCATGCGTTGGGTATCTTGGTGGTCGCTTGACAAAAGACCAAATTGGTCTACTCTGGGAGTTACAAAAGCGATACAATGGAGATATTACATTCGCATTGGCTGTTGATAATCCAGAGTGCGATGCCACAGGTCGAAAGGCATTATTAAAGACACGAGAAGACATCAATAAGTACGCACCAGAGTTAAACGTGCGTGTTGTTAAATATCCGAAACAGGAGGTTGAATTATGAAAATGAAAGTTGTATCTTATGAAGATTTATTCGGCTCAAACGATATAATCGCTTATTGTGAAGACCAAGCCATTGTGAAAGATGGTAAAAAGTACTTTTCACTAGAGGTGTTAGAGACGACACGTTTTGACTATCTGGAACAATGGGTACAGGAGGTTGAGTTCTAATGAATGTATTGATTGCATGCGAAGAGTCTCAAACCGTTTGTGCAGCCTTTAGAAAACTTGGGTTTAACGCCTATAGCTGTGACTTGGTTGAGTGCTCTGGTGGACATCCAGAGTGGCATATCCAAGATGATGCCTTACAAGTAATCAAGCGTAAAGGCGGTGTGACACAAAGCGGTAATCTTGTGTTTGTTGACAAATGGCATCTTATGATTGCCCATCCGCCGTGTACATTCTTGACTTCTAGTGGTGCAAAATGGTTTTATCACCCAGAGGATAAACATCTACCGATTGAAGACCGTAGACCACACCCAAAGTTTCCACATCGGAAACAAGACCAAGACGATGGTGCAAACTTCTTTATGGCTCTTATGAACGCAAACATTGATTATATTGCGGTTGAAAACCCTGTTGGTGTTATGTCAACAAGATACCGCAAGCCAGACCAAATTGTGCAACCATTTATGTTTGGCGACCAAGCACGAAAAACCACATGTTTATGGCTCAAGGGCTTGCCCCTTTTGCAACCAACGAATGTCGTAGACGAGGGTGAAACTTTGACTTTCAAAAGTGGCAAACGGATGCAAAAGTGGATTTCAGATGCATTAACTGAAACAAAATCTGCCGAAGAACGCAGACGTTTACGCTCCAAGACATTTTATGGTATGGCAGATGCGATGGCTAAACAATGGAGTGACTTTTTATTACAACAGGAGAAAATAAATGAAAAATCTAATTGAACAACACCCAGTATTTACATTCCGTGTAATCTATTGGACACTATATGTGGTTTTGTTATTAGTATTAAACATGCAACAACCAACGCTAATTGCATTAACAATTGGCATCTTTGGCATACTAAGTGTATGCCGAATGGTGACTGCGTTGGTTGCCATGGTGTTGGTTAAATATAAGGATTACGACTTACAGGTTATACCACACAGTCTACTTGAGATTAACGATAAGTACATTGGTTGATTTATTACAGGAGAAAAATCATGAAATATACAAACGGAAATGCCAATATTTGGTTGGATTTACGAGATGGCACACGTATTATCGAATACCCAGATAACGAACAGCTAACATTAAAAACGCCACTCAATATTGATATTCGTGTATCTACACAATGTCCATATGGTTATGATACCACTAAGCAGAAATCTACTTGTACATTTTGTCACGAGTCTGCCTTAGTGAATGGACAAGAGTGTGATTATGGTATTCTACAACAGGTTTTAATAGATGCAAACCTCCCTAGAGGAACTGAGATTGCTCTTGGGGTAAATGAAGTAATAAGGGATTTAATCCAATTCGTTAAGAACTTATGGAAACTTGGGTTGGTTGTAAACGTTACAATGAACGAGCGTTATATCGACCACCAAAGCTATGGCATGATTAGTGAGTCCTTGTTTAAAACCAAAGAAGACTTGATTACATACCTTTTTAATGACAACTTGGTAATCTATATTGAAAACGATAATGACGACTACCAAGAATGGTACACAGGTGAACGCCATAACGATTAGGAGGTGGTTTAATAATGGATGTTTACATTTTGGCGTTATGCTCTGGAGAATACGAGGATTATATCGAAAGTCCTGAATATATGTTTTTTCATTTAAGTGCAGCCAAGCATAAGTGGTCTGAGTTGATTCTTCAAGAAAAAGCAGATAATAAAGAATACGATATTATTTCTATGGCTTTAGGACAATATGATGAACAGCATTTAGATGAAGTCTTTCATGAAACCATCGGCTTCAATAGTGTCGACTTTTATGATTTCTTAGATGAGCCTGAGAAGTATCCAGAAGTTCTTCGTAAGTTTACCACAGGACAACAAGAAATGTTTTTAAAATTTTGTGCGTTAAATAATGGTTATGAACAACTTGGTGGCTTTAGTCGCACATATGATAACGCTTATTTTAAACTAGGGCATTACGAGATGCAAGCAGATGGTAGACTTGTTTTACACGATACATTCTACCAAATAGAAGATATTCCATGCTAGACACAAGGGGTGATTCAATGACACTAGAACAGAAAATATTAACTATGTTAGGTAATTCGCAGACCAAAAATATCAAATTAAAATCTACAAAGTTTTGCAACCGCAATTTATACGTTGACGAACCACGCTTGGATATGATACAATGGGTTACAAGAGCGTTTGCCACAAGTGTTCGTAAGAGTCTTGACACAACATTTCTGCTGTATTTGGCATCGAATTATACCGAAGAAGAATTGCGTAAGCTGCCTGTGAGTGCCATTTCTCACTTGGTCGATGTTCGGTTTATTCGAGATGCTGATGGTGGTATTGGTTATGAGGTAAAACCTAAGTTAAAAACCGTTAAAATATAACACAGGAGGTCTACATGAAATTCATTGATTTATTCGCTGGCATCGGCGGTTTTCACTCTGGCTTAAACAAAGCTGGTATGTTGTGCGTTGGTTGGTGCGAACAAGATAAATACGCACAAGCATCATACCGTGCGTTATACCCAACGGATAATCTTTGGTTTTCACCAGATATTCGTGCATTAAACGGTACAGAGATGCCGTATGCAGACCTGTGGGCGTTCGGTTTTCCATGCTTTACGGCTGGTACTTTAGTTAAAACATCACAAGGTTTTAAGCCTATTGAAGAAATCAATATAGGTGATTTAGTCCTAACAAAAGAACTAAGATATAAGCCTGTTATTCAAACTATGCATCGAGAAACAAGTGAGGTATATAAGATAAAGGCTTGTGGCACAGAGGGTCTAACAACAACGGCAGAGCATCCGTTTTGGGTGCGACATCGAAGACGTGTATGGGATATAAAGACTCGTAGCTATCCTAGAGTATTTGATGCTCCTGTATGGGTTAAAGCTAAGGATTTAACAAAAGATTACTATTTCGGTATTCCTATTGAACAGATTGAAAAGCCACTAGTGTGGCAAGGCATTACTTATATGCGACATACTAAGGAGTGTTTATTGAATAATCTCCCATTAAACAATCGTGCTTTTTATTGGTTTATTGGTAGATGGCTTGCTGATGGATGGACTACAAGTACAACTCGTTCTGACTCTAAAAAACCTAGAGAAAAAGTCGTCCTTTGTTGTGGTAAACACAAAGTTGATGATGTAGAAAAACATCTTAATCTACTGGGTTTACATTACACTAAAACAGAGGAGCGAACTGCGTACAAGTTTATCTTTAGTAATAAAGAACTATTTTGTTTTTTACGCAGATATGGAATTGGTGCAACTAACAAATTTATTCATCAAGAAATTTTGCAATTACCTGTAGAATATCTAAAAGATGTGATAGATGGCTATATGTCTGGAGATGGAAGTTTTGACGGTAAATATCACAAAGCAACTTCTGTAAGCAGAAACTTGATATATGGTTTAGCCGCTTGTATTAATAAAGTTTATCATAGAAACTGTTCTATATATAAAACCGAGCGACCATCAACACATGTTATTGAGGGACGTATAGTCAATCAAAGAGATACCTATAGTTTGTCATTTAAACTAGAAGATAGTAAGCAAGACAATGCTTTTTATGAAGACGGATATATCTGGGTTCCTATAAACGCTATAAAGATAGAAAACGAGTTGACAACGGTATACAATATTGGTGTCGATGAAGATGAAAGTTATACGGCTAATGCTATTTGTTGTCATAACTGTCAAGACGTTTCCATTGCTGGATTAAAAGATGGCATGGGGAACACACGAAGTGGTTTATTCTATCAGGTCATGAGGTTATTAAATGAAACAAAACATAAACCCAAGTGGTTGCTCATTGAAAATGTTAAAAACTTATTATCCATCGATAATGGATGGGGGTTCTATGGCGTATTGTCTGAAATGGACAAAGCAGGGTACGATGTGTTCTGGCGTGTGTACAACACAAAAGACTTTGGACTACCACAAAACCGTGAAAGGGTGTTCATTATTGGACATCTTGGAAACGACTGTCCACCAGAAGTATTATACCGACCCAACCAAAGCGAACAATCTATTGTTCAAGTCGGAAATATAATTCACACAACATCTTTTGGTGGCAATCCACAACGAGGTCGCATATATTCACCAGACGGTTTATCACCAACTCTGACCTGTGTCAAGGGCGGTGGTATTGAACCAAAGATATTATTGAGTCGCAATCCCAACGTAATACGCAAGTTGACCCCTAGGGAGTTCTGGCGACTACAGGGTTTTACAGACCAACAGTTTGATACCTGTGCAAAGACACAATCGAACGCACAACTGTACAAACAAGCTGGCAATTCCGTGTCTATTCCAATTGTTTACGAACTTGGGAAGAAGATTATTGAACACCACAGGAGGTTACATGGTAATGAATAAATTTATTGATAATTGTCAACAAGTAGTTATTCGGTCTTTATTGTTTCCGATGGCTGCATTTACATCAACGACAGCACGAATACAATATATCAGCGAGGTATTTAATTCCTTAAATATTGTTTGGTTCTCAAAAACATTGAAAAACCACAAAGCATTGGTTATGTCAACACATGAAGATTACGACCATATATATTGGGAAGTAACATTTAATGGTAAAACCAATGAATATTATGTCGATGAATACCATAAGAAATCCAATACCGTAATTACGCTATCGGAGGACTAATGGAAAAACAATGTAAAGATTATAACGACTTGTTAGTCCAGAATGTTGACATTGGCTCACTTGAGACCGAACCGCTAGATATTACTTGTTTAAATGTTCTACTTGAAGAATATCCAAGGAAAGAAGACCAATATAAAAAAGCATCTCGGTTCTGCAAGTCAGTCAACGACAAAATGGTGCTTGCTGATATCGCAACCATGCTAGCAAAACGATGGGATAGAACCATTGAGGATGTCAAAAATTATCTCGATGTGACCGCATCCAATAGTGAAGAGCTTTGGGAAAAAGTCCATGGATTTAAAGACTCGTTTGAAGATATGAAGACATTCATCGGTCAAGAGGGTGTTCCCCTTGGTTTTCCATCCTTAGATTTTGCTATCAATGGTGTTAAGCGTAGAGAAATCGTATTGCTTGGTGCGTATACCAACCAAGGTAAATCATTCTTTGCAGCCAAGGTTGCCGCACATCGGTTGATGGACTCAAAGGATAATGTCTTAATTTTCTCATTGGAGATGCCACGAGGTCAATTCTTAGCTGAAATTGTCAAGGAAATTCTTGAGGTTGAAGAAGACGAATTATTCGAGATGTTGCAAACAGAACAAGGCATTGAGATTTACTCTCGAGTGGCATCTGTATTGGATAAGCGTGTACGCTTTGTTGACGAACCGAATAAGACCATTGAAGACCTTGAGAAGATTACCGAAGCGTGTTATGCCAATGATTTCCCTGTGGATTTTGTTATATTCGACCATTTCCACTTGATACCTGACATTGACGACATTCCTGTGTTGTCAAAAAATGCAAACAAAATGAAAGAATACGTTAAGAAATTCAATTTGATTTTGTTTATGCTTTGTCAGTTCAATGAGGAATCTCAAAACACCTTTGGCAAAGAAAAAAGTAAGAAACCATATGAACCAATCTTGAGATACATCAAAGGTTCTAATGCACTTAAAGCTATCGCAGATATTATTCTGTTGTTATGGCGACCGTATATGACTGACACGCAACTTGATTTTGACGAGCGTGAGAAAATCAAGAACCATACATATGTTAAAATTGGTAAAACTCGCAGAAAACTGCGAGGACCAGCAAACATCTTTCAATTCAAGTATGACGATAAAACATCTCATTTAACAGAGATAAATTATTTCTCATAAAAACACAAATTAATACTTGACATATACGACTGCAAGTGTTATTATAATAGTGTACCAAGGGTTGTGTTCCTCCTTGGTGCACCTCCTTTCTTAACATAGTCAACGGAGTCACATCCGTTGACACACATGGGTCGTTGCAGGATGCAATCAGTACACTTGAGCTTGGGTTCGATTCCCAAGAGACCCAAATAGCATACGGTGCTGACTACCGTGTCAAAAGTGTGGCGTTACATGTGACGAGAAAACATGTCAGAGATAACTGTAAACCATCACTATAGATGTAAAAAAGCAAGTTTCTGATAGCCTTGATAAAACTAACAGGGTTGTGCCATTCCATAATCGCACCGCAAGACAATGCGATAACAATCATATGTAGAAATGTAGGTATTATTACCATACTACGAATTTCTTACTGCCGTCAGACCAGACGTTAAAATCCGCAGTCGTTGAAGTGCGATAAGCAACGAAGTCTATAGACATCTACCGCCGATGAACATAGACGTATGCGAACATAAGACATCGAGATTGCAATCTTTCGGTGGTCGAATGATACAACAAGGATTGTATGGCGGTAGACATGGATGGTTGTCAGAGTGGGTTATTGAGTCTCTTTGCTAAAGAGATGTCGTTCATTAAAACGACCACAGGTTCAAATCCTGTACCATCCTCCATTTATTCTTGGGTAGTTCAATGGTAGAGCATCTGGCTGTTAACCAGAGAGTTGCAAGTTCGAGTCTTGCCCCAAGAGCCACATAGAGATATGGTGTAATGGTAACACAGCAGAATTTGACTCTGCAATTCTAAGTTCAACTCTTAGTATCTCTTCCATTAAATCCATCTCACATAGCTAATGAGGTGGTCGGTATGAGCTGGCTTGCCGTTAGAGGGAGAACAGATGTACATTGTTTTCTCAGCCGACTCACATGGAAAGTTGGCAGAGTCTGGTTTAATGCGACAGTCTTGAAAACTGTTGAACAGAAATGTTCCGTGGGTTCAAATCCCACACTTTCCTCCAGAGCCAGATACATATGTTACGGCATTGTATCACCGAATAAGTTACTCATGGGTTTCTTATTCGGATGGCATACATCGTATGTCTTGGGTAACAGTCCAAGAGATACGCATGATTTTTCCTCCTGACTGACTTGGGGTAAAACCCAAGTCGTTATGTACCCATAGCTTAATGAAAAGCAACGATTCTATCATCTTCTCGTGATGCAAGTTCAAATCTTGCTGGGTGCACACAACTACTACTGTTGCGTACGCAATAGCGTCAAGCAAAAGACGAAAACATTTTGCAATCCTCTACAAACCATCATCTTAATCTTTAGTGTTCGCACTGGCACGTTAATACGGTGTACTCCTTTAAAAGACCCAAGCGTTTTCCTCCTTTCACGCTTGGGTCTTTTTCTTATGCAGAAAATTATTGACAAACACAGATAAATACTGTATAATAGGTATATACGAAAGCAGGTGAATACATGAAAGAAAATTCATTTTTGTGTCCTGACGGCAAAACCATACTTGTGAAAGATTGCATGAAAGAATGTCGTATGGGGCAACGATGTCTTGCTAAACCATTGTTGGTAAATGCAAGTCGTCTCAGGAACTTAAATAGAGACCACTTCTCAGTCACAGAGGTATTGTCTCCAACATTATATATGTATCTAAAGGCAAACAATCCAGAGACAATCAATCCATTTTCCTCGATTGCTGCGACAGTCGGTACAAGCATGCATGGTATACTTGAGAATTGTCTACCCCAGAATTACGCAGGCGAGTTTCGATTAAATTATCAGGGTCTCACAGGTCAGATGGACTGTATTGACTTAGAGCATCATACCTTGTATGATTATAAAGTCGTTGGTGCATATAAGTGTGCGACAATGATGGGTGGTAGACCTTTGTGGCGACCATATACAATCACTCGTGGTAAACGCAAGGGTGAAACAGAGATGCGACAACAATGGGTATACGATGGGTTACATCATTATGGCGATTACTGCAAGCAACAAAATTTATATCGTATACTATTGGGGAAACATGGCATACCAGTTAACGACATGTTTTTACAAGTTATTATCAAAGAGCCAATTAACACGATTAAAACATTTAATTTAGATAAACAATGCTACTTGATACAACTACCTAAGATGAACGACCAACGGTTGCTTGATTATGCGTTATACAAGAAAGATGCCTTGGTTAATGCCATCGCTAAGCAAGAACTACCAAGAGAATGTTCTGCAAAAGACCGATGGGTATCTAAGACATATCCCATGGGTCGCAAATGTAAAGACTACTGCTCGGTGGCATACTGCTGTCCATACTATCAAGAAAGGATTAAGAAATAATGTTAAACATAAAAACTCAAGAGTTTCGTACTGTTGACCGTTACCGAGTTACCGCAATTCACCGACAATCGAGAACAGCATTTGTTAATGACTTAAGCGTTGGTGACGAGTTTTACATTTGTACAAAATTGCATGGGGAACGAAGTCAAGCAGGCTATCTTGCACCACGAGTGAGACTGTATTTCCCAGACAAAAAGAAATATACAAAATATATCACACAAGAGCGTTTACAGAAAATCTTTAGTTTCAACTTCGATGCAGAGCCTGTAAACGCAGACGTGTCGGATGCGGAGGTAGTAGAATGATATTAATTGGTCGTGCTGGTGTTGGTAAAGATACTGTTGCTGAAATGTTTGGTGACATTCCACAATATGCATATGCAGATGCCATTAAAGAGATGGTCTCCATTGTTCAATCAGAGAGTGTAGATGCAGGTATGAAATATTTATCAGACCTAAGTGGATATTCAATCGAAGAATTACAAGGCATTCTACCTGTGGTACAAACGATTGAGAAAACAGTCTTAGATGGCAAACAGCGGAAGCATCTGCAAGCACTTGGTAATGGATTGCGAGCTTTATTTAAAGACTTTTGGATTGTTGTCTTAAAGAATCAACTACTGATAGATAAACCAAGTCGATATATTGTTACTGATTGTCGTTATCAAAATGAACTTGATATGTTGAGAGAATTACAAGTCGGAGACCCAGCATTTAATGTTGCAATCTTTATCTCGGCGAATAAAAAAGAACGGATTAAGAGAATGAAGAAAAGAGATGGTTCGTGCGATGAAACACGGCTTAATGATGTGTCAGAGACATCTGTTGATGATTTAAAATCTCAATGTGATTTTGTAATCAATAATTCTAAGGACTTAAACCATTTAAAGGAACAAGTTGATAAAATCAAAGCTGCAATCGGAGAATAAATTATGGTAAAAGAATTACATATGCTTGCGATTATTGATTATAGAACTAACGAACTAAAAGCGGAAGTTCGCAGACGAATGTTAGAATCTGACCTATCCAAGCAAGAAGCCGTTCATCTCGTGGACAAGGCTTGCGATGATATTACAGATGCATTATGTCGATTGTACGATAAAGCGGAGGTTTAATACTTGAAATTAATTTATTCAGCAACAGTAATGGGCGAACCTGTTCCACAGGGTCGTCCACGCTTATGTGGACGAGGTCGTTTCGTAAGAGCATATGACCCTCCAAAGTCCAAGGCTTACAAGCAACTGATTAAAGACTCTATACAGCATCCAAAAGATGTAACGGAAGTTCCATTATTGTTTGAACTTGATATTTATAGAAAGATACCATCTGGTGGTCGCAAGAAAGACCGAGAAGATATGAAATCAGGCTTAATTCTACCGACTAAGAAACCAGATGTTGATAACGTATTAAAAGGTGTCATGGATGCCCTGAGTGGTATCGTGTGGCACGATGATAATCAAGTGTGTGATGTAATCTGTAGAAAACGCTATAGTGAGCATCCACGCATTGAGTTTAAAGTTTATGACATTACACCATAACAGGAGATTGCATTATGCTAGAACAAAAATTAATAAATACAGATGGTTTAAATAAACTTTGGGGAGAACAACTATTGTGGTTCAACGGTCAATCTTATTGTTTGACATCCACAGACTCACCATCATGCGAAGACATTCGTAAATTGCATCCGCATTGGCTTGTGTATTTAACAGGCGATGTAGACGAGGACACTAGTGAGATTGCACGTCAAGCGTTCTTGAATGGTGAAGCATTGGATAAATGCTTGTGCGACTTGGGTGTAATTGATGAAGCCTTTACTGTATTCCATGGCGATATTATCGTACATGCATTTGTTAACAAATCAGGCGACATCGAAGAAGAATACTGTGTTGCAGAGTTCGATGAAGTCGAAAAAGAAAACCTAATTGCCGTGTATCGCTTAGACGAAGACAATCAGTCTAAAGTTAACAAGATTGTGTCTGGTGCATTATTAAACGACTACACATTAACTGTTGGGTTGATTTGGGCGATGCAACTTGGGTATCAAGCACAAGACAGTATCGTTGATGAATTAAACCACGCAATGGATGCGGTGCAATCATGGACTGTTTAATTATTCTGGTGCTAGTGCACAAATTAATCGCCACATTAATGTTTATTGGATTTATTTATATGTGCTACTTATGGATTAAACAAATTGTTGAATATTACGACAACAGGAGATAGATATATGAAAAAACGCTTAGATATGTTACGACTGGGTTTGCTTGCATTTGTGTTATTCCTTGGTGGTTTAATACCATCGCATGCATACCAAATGCAAGCCGAGGTATCTGCATATACAGACCGTGGTACAATGGCAAACGGTGAATGGACACACGATGGAGCAATCGCAAGTGACGATTTACCGTTTGGCACACGAGTAGTTATCAATGGTAGAACATATGTCGTAAAAGATAGATTCGGTGGTGGCTATTCAAATGCTATTGACATTTGGATGCCATCATACGAAGATGCGATTGAATTTGGACGACAGTATATTACTGTGGAAGTCTTGGTATAAACGGAGGATTGATTATGAGTCAAACATTAAATGCAATACGAAAACATCACGGTTTTAAACCAATAGTAAAGCGAGTACGAGGTTTTGAAGTTGTTTCACGAATGGAAACGCCTGTTAAATTACCGACACGAGGTTCTATCCATAGTGCTGGCTATGACATTTACGCATATGACAATTATGAGATTGAACCAAAGCAATCTGTATTAATTCGTACTGGTGTTAAAGCATATATGCCATCAGATGAATACCTTGATTTACGAGTACGCTCAAGCCTTGGTATTAAACGGCAATTAATGCTTGCGACAGGAGCATCGGTTATTGATGCCGATTATTACAATAACCCAGACAACGAGGGGGAAATCATGGTTATATTATACAATTATGGCGACACTACTCAAACCATTAAGGCAGGCGAACATATCGTTCAAGGTATTTTTACAAGATATTTCTTGGCTGATAACGATTGTACAACAGCAGTTCGCACAGGTGGCACAGGGTCTACAAATAAATAACACAGGGGAAGCACATCCATGTTTAAAAGATATATGTTCTTAGTGGATATGTTTAAGAATGGGGAGTTATATCGAGTATCAATATACGGTGAACACAGGGAAATAATCCAGCAGTATTTATATTCGATTTCACCAGAGGTAATCTTTTTGCGTGAAGATGAGGAAACAGAAAAACAAGAGAAGAAACGTACGAAAGGCAACTATCGCAAGATAACGCATAACGGCAGACATGTCGGTACAATCGTGCAATGTGATTTCCGTACAGACCGTTGTCAATCAATCGGAGAACGCTCTAAACGGATTACTGGTGTCGATAGTAGATATACGGTGGTCGCATGAATAAACTAATGGAGTTCTTTTGCTCTAATTCGGATGAACTCTTTAAGATACACGAGTTTGATAACCGTATGTCTTTTAAAGAATTCGACCAAGAGCGAATATCAAAGAAATTGGTACGCAAGATGAAACGTTACAGGGATTTTGATTACGAGCACTCACCAGAGGACATCTTGATTGAACAAGAAGAAATCAAAGAGTTGATGTATGCGTTCTTGCGACTCAGAAAAGAAGTCGGCTCTAGTAGCATGAAACGACTTATGATGCGTTATGGCTTGCGAATGAAAGTCAGCGACATCGCCAAACATTTTGGTGAATACAAGATGTTAACGTCAAGACGACTCAAGAAGTCCTTGGGTATTGCACAACAAGTTTTATCTGAGTTGATTTCCAATGGTGTGCTTGACGAAGATGTCTTGAGACCAAGCATTAGATGTTATGAAGCGAAAACACCAACCATTAAGGTCAATTATCCGTTCGACTCAGCGAGACAAACATTTAAACGCATATACAAGTACGCAGGCGAACAAAGACCCATGACTACTTGTAAAGCGGTTGAATATCTCGATGAGTCATTCGGCGATAACCAAACGATTTGTAATTTCTGTGGCAACCAATGTACACGTTTGAAAGATATGGAGAAACGAATTTGAATATTGCTGAACAATCACTAAATGTGAATAAAATAGATGTGCGAGTGGAGTCAGAGCGAGCATATATTGCAGATATTTCTGATATTCATGTCGGCAACATCTATCACAATCGAGAAGCATTTGAGAAATTTATTTCTCAAGTTAAAACGATTGACAATCTGTATTTGATTATCGGTGGTGACTCTACGGACAATGCCACAACAAGTTCCGCATCATCGGTATTTGAACAATCGGAACACGGTGGAGACCAAGTACTTACGGCATACCGCTTGTTAGAACCGATTAAAGACCGCATCTTATTCTGCCGAAGTGGCAACCATGGATATGAACGAGCGTTGAAACACAACCGTTTAATCCCAGAACAGATGCTGGCAGAGTTGTTGGGTGTTCCATTCTACCATGGCATGGCATCGGTATTCTTTAATGTCAATAAGAACCTGTATGTTATCGGTACATGGCATAACTCAAAGAAACCTGATAAAATGGAGTGGCTACATACTGATATTACGTTCTACGAGCATCTACACAAGACAACGTATGAACGTACCATGGTCGCAGAACCTAACCGTATTGCCAAGGCTTGGTCTTTAATTGAACACTTGGATGTCCAAACAGGTTCATTCCTTGGTTGGGGCGGTTATTCCGCAGACAAGGGTTATCGACCAAATGATTGTGGTGCATCCATTGTCGAATTATCTGGTGAACGCAACAAGAAACAAATGCGAGTACACGACCACATCGACCGTGTTCTTGAATTAGAGCACTTGCGAAAGGCAGTTGAACATGCCAAAGAAAACAAATAAAAAGAAACGCAAGCCATCAAAACCAAAGACACCGCTCGAAGCAATCCACAAGAAATGTAGAGAGTGTTGTTGCGGTACTCTTGCTGAGGTGCAGGCTTGTGAAATAGACGATTGTGCGTTATGGCATTATCGTATGGCGGAAGATTAATTTCTTCCGTCTTTTTTTTATTTTGTTATTGACATACGCAATCATCCATGGTATTATAATGGTGTAAACAAATTGTTTTTAACACAGGAGGAACAATGGATAAAACAATTATTAAAGAATTGCAAGAGCACGATGGTTTTAAATATACGACCATTCTACCAAAAAACATGATGTATGAAGAACGCCAGATGTGGTGGTTCTCGTTTAACAATGGTTATAATGTAGCCGTTATTCAATTCGAGTATACCGAAGACGATGGTGTCTTTTGTTTGGCACTATTGAAAGATGGCGTGATTTACCATGGTACACAGTTGTTACCTGATGGGGATGTCACAAATGTGTCTTTGGATGTGGTTTTGGAATATTTACAACAGATTTTAGAATTGGAGACCTTATGATGAAGCCAAATTAGCAGACGACACAAACAAATAAAACGCAGGAGACCACATAGTTGGTCTCTTTTTTATTATATGTAAAAATCTTGTGTTTATTAAAAATAAGTTATTGACATAAGCATAGTTATATGATATTATCTTATTAGAAAGCAGGTGAGACATGGCATCTAATGGATTCGGTGGTGGTCGCAAGCTACCGAAAAAACGAGAATATTTTATTGATTATGGCGATGGGTTTGACGATGTGTTAGGCCGATGTCAGGCAACAGATGGTTGTTACAAATGTAAAACAAAGCCAATACCAATACTTCAACATTTAAGGTCAGCGAATGAACATTGGATATACTTGGCGTGTCCAAAGCACCCAAAGAATAGAACATATATCAATCTTGACTATAAGACAATGTTCAAGTCATGGAAATTTTTACAAAAGATTGGTCGAGAAGAATTAAAGAAAGGTCAGGAAGAAAATGGACAAACAATTAATACTTGATATTAGACGAATGATTGACATCTCATGTTTATTGCTGATGGGTGGTTCATTTATTCAAACATTTGTATTCAATAACCAAGAATGGCTTGGGGCGATGTTCTTAAGCGTGGTTATTTTATGTTTATTCCCAAGAAAGGAGAAGTGTTGTAAATGCGGTTCCACGAAGCATACGAATTAATGTCAAACGGTAAGGGCATCCGCAGACACCATTGGAAACCATCGCAATGTCTACGGATGAAACGTGGAGTTATTTACGTTTGTACCGACCAATGGCATAAGAGGTTAAAATCTATTGATGCTAAGTGTCTAACAAGTGCCGATTGGACGACAACGGACATTAATCCAATTAAAAAGAAAACAAGAGAAGATGTCTTGGATTACTTCAAACAATTAAACAAAACTGTATAATTAAACAACAGGAGAAAACTAATGAAAAACAAAACAAAAACTATGATTATTTCCGCAGTATTAGCAATGGCAACTATGGGTGTGTTCGCAAACCCAGTTGCGATTGGCTCTTTAGAACCATCTGCGGTTGACCCTGTGGCAACAGGTTATAATAGTGTTGCAATCGGTGCAAACACAGTTGTGAATGGTACTAATACGATTGTATTGGGTCGTGATAATACTGTGAATGGCAACGATAATATCATATTAGGTGGTGGCAATGGTACAACATCTGCGAATCAATCCTCTGTAATTGGCTATAATAATTACATTGGCAATCACCAAGAACAAACCGTAATCGGTGCAAATAACACGGTTGACAACCAAGGTTCAATTGTCATTGGTACTCACTCTGTTGTCCGTGGTATTGATGCTGTGGTTGTTGGCAACAACGCAAGTGCCCCAGTACAGAACTCCGTGGCAATTGGCACAAACTCTCAAACATCTAACCCTGTTGCGTTTGGTCAAATGGACATCAATGGCACGACTCATGTGTTCGCAGGTGACAGTCCAAACTCCAGTGTGTCCTTTGGTGCTACACAATCTTCCACCTATAGTGCAATCCACAATTACAACCGACAATTACAAAATGTGTCTGCTGGTCGTATTACCACAGATTCCTTAGATGCAGTCAATGGTTCTCAGTTGTATGCAGCCATTGATGAAATCACAAATAACGGCAACAAGATTTATAATCTTGGCACAACGGTAAGTACATTTGATAATCGCATCCGTCAAAATTCGGCAGACATTGGTACTGGAATGGCATTAATTAATGATAACCACCAAGCGATTACAAATTTAGGTGCACGAACAAATACACTAGAGCGTGTTCAAAACGCTCATACAAGCGATATTTCAGCGTTAAAACAGGTGTCTGTGAACCATGAAAACCGAATTACCACATTGGAGCACTCAAGCCAACAAATGTTGGGTGATATCACCAATAAAGTAAACCAATTAGAACGTGGCACCAATGCAGCTATTGCATCTGTATCTGCCTTGAGTGCATTACATTGGAATGGCTTTGATGCACATAACAAGTTCTCTATTAGTGCAGGTTTTGGACATTACAAAAATGCAAATGCTGGTGCATTGGGTGCGTTCTACGCTCCGAATGAAAATGTAATGTTTTACGTTGGACAATCTTTTGGTTCTTCTTCTGTAACTAATGCATCTGTAAACTTTAAGGTTGGAAAAACAACAAATGTTAAACGAGATGAATTACAACAGTTAAAAGAACGTGTTGAAATGTTGGAAAATTTATTAAGTAAGTAATATAAGATGGGGCGACTCGTTCGCCCCAAACTATTGGAGGAATATATGAAAACACATGTACGAATTAATGGAGTTGTAATCGAAGAAGATTACAAGAAGTTTGAAGAAACATCGGTGTTACTGTCAAAGTTGCAAAATGTATTAGAAGATGACACTTTTAAAGATATTGAAGATGTCAAAACATACCTTGCACGACTCAAAGTAGACATTGGAACACGATACCAAGAACGACACAGCATGTTGCGAGGTATGCTAAAAGACCGCAATTTAAGTGTTGGTGAAGCTGCATCTATTATGGGTATGAGTCTCACGAATTTATCTCTTAAGATGAACGGTCATAGACCATTTACCGAAAAAGATAAAGATAACATCTTGCGATTGCTGGGATTGAAATATGATGAAGAAATTGCAAAAATGTTATTCGAGGAAGACTATGATGATTGAGCTACATCAATGCGATTGTCGAAACATATTACAATCCATCGAAACCCAACTACAGGCGGAAAACAAGCCATATATTATTGTGTCAGACCCTCCGTTTAACATTGGGTATCATTACAACGGTTATCACGACAGAATGAGCGATGGAGACTACAGATTAATGTTGCAACAGGTGTTCAACCCATCGCATCCATCTGTGGTTATCCATTATCCAGAACAATTGTATCAACTTGCGATTGATATTGACAGACCACCAACTAAAGTGGTATCATGGGTATATAATACAAATAACCGTAAACAGCACAGAGACATTGCGTTCTTTGGTGTAACACCAGACTTTAAACAGGTGTTACAACCGTATAAGAACCCAAATGATAAACGGATTAAACGGTTGATTGAAAACGGCTCTAAAGGCACACCGATTTACGATTGGTGGAACATTAATATCGTTAAGAACACCTCAGCAGAAAAAACGGTGCATCCTTGTCAGATGCCATTACAGGTGATGAAAAATATTGTCGGTGTTCTACCAAAAGAATATATCATTATTGACCCATTTATGGGTTCTGGTACAACAGGTGTTGCAGCCGTTGAATTGGGTCGAGATTTCATTGGTATTGAGTTAGACCCAATGTATTTTGATATTGCCAAACAACGGATTTTAAATGTAAAGCATAGAAAGCAGGTGTAACAATGTTTGTGTATGGAGACCTTGTGGTTGAACGACAAATATTCCGTAGTGGTGCAACCTCTAAAATATATATGTTTATTGAGTCTATATCTATTGACCCAAAGCATTGTATTGTATATGACATCCAATGTAACAATCTACAGTTCAAAGATATGTACTCTTTAGTGTCTCGTAAAAAGTTCATTGGCATCAAACCTTTAATATTGGTGACTGACTATGTAGCGAACACGCTTGTAAGACAACAAATTAAGACTTTTGTTGAAAACCAACAACTCATAGCCAAACAAAAGTTTGTTTTCCTTAAAGGTATTATTGACAGAGGAGTTGTTTTACGAGTCAACGGTAAAAAATTCTCTCCAACTGGCATACAGTTAAACCTTACTGATACTGTGTATTGGCAAGATATGATTGAATTAACAGGATGGAAACAGGTCGGTGGTATAGATGATTATATTCACTTGTCAACACTATTACCGAACTGCTTGTATTTACAACAACTTGTGGAGATAGACTAATGTACAAACTTGAGTGGCAAGACACACGAACATACGAAACAAAACACCATGGTCTATTTGAGACCGAAGCCGATGCATTACAGGCGATTAAAGATTGGTGGCATTACAATGGCTTTACACCGCCGTATTATCGCATTATGCATAATCCGTTGGGTATCACTATTGACTATGGGTCACACTATTGTTTTTATCATATCACACAGGAGGATAACTAATGGCAGAACTAATGGATGCTTACCAACGCACACACGAAACGATGGGAACATTGGCAAAGAATGTTGGTAAAAATAACGAAGCATTACAAACCACGACATTACAGCTAGGTGAGTACTCAAGTACTATTAATGAACACCATAAACAAATCGAGGTTATTTCAAAAACACAGGATGCTCATAGCGAGTCAATCTCTAATTTACATGAGTCCGCCAAAATGTTATTACAGGTTGCACAAATGCATACCGAACGTATCGACCTGTTAACGACTAGAGTTAATGACTTACAAGAACAAATGAAAAGAACACATAAACAAATCTTTTGGTATTTGATTGCGGTTCTAGTAATTAATGTCGGTTCGTTGATTTATTGGTTGGCGGTGTAAATATATGAAGCGTATAGATAAAAACAAGGTTAGAACCATGGTTGAAGTCGTGGAAACTTACAGTAAGTCACGAGCGTTTGAAAAAGTCACTCTTGAGGAGTCTAACTTCTATTACAATGCGTTTTTTGAATTAGTTGGACTTATTGAAGAAGCAACAGGAGAAAAAATATGCAATTAAAACTATGGGGAAGAGCTAGAACATGAGTCAAAAAGTCGTAACATTTCTACAAAGAGATGACTATTCCTTGGAAAAAGAAATCAATAGATATGTAGAGAGTGGATATGAATTAGTTCAATGCATTCCATTCACGGCAAACGATAGATTACCTGCATATACGCTCGTGTTTACGGAGGTGAAAGAATAAAAACATGAACTACTTAAAGAAACTACAGGACAAATTCTTACAAATGGAAACCAAAGTCAAACAGCGGACACATGCTATTGACTTATTGGTTAATGGACAAACCGCAGCTAATCAACGCTCGTTATCAAACACACGAAGTATCAAAGAGTTGCGAAAAACTTTAGATGATACCATCTTAATAATTCGAGATACAAATATTGATAATAGACTGAAGTTTCGTGCGATTAACTGTGAAGTGCAGAAAAACAAGCGTTCCATCTCGTGGCTTAAGGCTTGGTGCTTTGGTCTCACGATTTTCAACATTGTAATGGGAATATGGTTTACAATTCAAATGTTTTAACGGTAACGGAGGTATCATATGCAGGTAGAACTACAGAACTATACACCACTTAATACAGCGACTCATGCCATGGGTCAATGCTATGGTAAAGAATTAACCGAGGATGCATTAATTCGAGCCACCTCTAGTGGACATTTGTCACTATTAGAACATACATTGGTGACATTCGATATTGAAATGTCACAGAAATGTCTTGCACAGATTACACGACACAGACACTTGTCTTTCACCGTGAAGTCTACACGAGGTACAGACTTTGGCGATGCCACATGGTTTAATTCCATGGAACATCCAGAGATTACAGACGATATGGGTCAACTTATGAATAAATTGATTGAGAACCAAATTCTTGAATATCGCCGTTTGGTTGAAGCAGGTGTTCCATATCAAGTTGCATCTTATGTTTTACCCTTGGCAACCAATGTTACCATGACTGTGAGTGGCTCTCTACGCACATGGATGGAGTATTTACCAAAGCGTTTATGCAAGCGTGCATCCACGGAACATCAACAAGTGGCACGAGCGATTTTTGAACGCTTGAATTACTTGTATCCATCTTTGGTGAATTTACAAACGCTTGGCATGTGTGAGTCCTGCAAAGAGGTATCTTGCGACTTTACAACACATAAAAAGAAACCGAAGACACCTGTCAGAAAGGAGCTAGAAAATGGAAACAATTAAAGATGGTACAATCGTGGAGTTTTTAAATGATAAAGACCAAAAATTGGCAGATGAAACCAAGATGTATAATCCGACATATGATTTCTATTTTGTGCAAACCGAAATTAACGGTGATGTTTGGTGTGTGCCGTCCGAGCGAATTATTAGACAATGGAGTTAAACATATGAAACTATTGACTGCTATTATAGGTGCAATTCTTGCGGTTGCAATCGTTGTTCTTGGTATTGTCTCAAAACTATCGTGGCTTGCCGTTGCGATTGCATTTGTTTTGGCACTTATTGGTATCGCTGGTGTAACCATGGCAATTGCATGGACTGTTCTTTGGTTTGCACTCAAGATTACACTTGCGTTTATTATTTGTTTGTTGGTTGTTGGATTAATGGGAATGGGGGAAGATTAACAATGGAGAAAGTCTATAATGTTACTTTTGGTGGCACATTCTATGGTGAAGCACGAATTACTGCTTCATCCTTAGAAGAAGCATATGAGATTGCATCTGACCTTGCGGATTACTTCGACATTAATGTAACATCTTACGAATATGATGCTAGTGGTTCTGTTGAAGAAATAACCGTTGAAGCCATCGAGGAAGAAGAACCAGACTACGAGGAAGACTACGAGGTGTAACCATGCAAGAAAAGGAATTGCATGTTGGTGATGTAATTATTTACAACGATAAACCAACATTAATTTACAAAGAAACACTAAAAACGTATCGCACAATCTCGTTAACCAAAGGCGGACACTTTATTGTAACAACCATCTTTAAAAGCGAGATTGTAACCCATAAGATTGTCTACTGTTGCGAGACCAACTTACATTTATTACTACAAGCACTCAAAGAAAGACTACAGGTGTTTAACAATGTTTGATATCATGCATATGTTTCAGCTAATTAGTACAAACGGTTCCTCATATGATTACACCGACAAGCAATTTACAATCGTTGCAAACCAAGAGGTCGCATATGATGAATACGCAACATTAACACTCATGTATAAGGCGTTTGTGATACGATTGAAAGACGGTCGAGTTGTGTATGAGTGTTCTTGGGAAGATCACCCAGAGGGTTTTGTCGATTATGAACATCATGTTTACACTGGGTTTGAAATCAATCAAGTAGACCAATTCTTGGAACAATTTTATGACACACTAGAACAGGAGGTCAAGGATAATGGATAGACATAAAACAACAGTCGGAGACATATATATTGATGATGAGGGATTTACTATTATTATATGTCGAATAGATGTGAATGGTGACTATTATATTTTATATGATGATGGCTCTTGCCATACAATACACAATATTACCAACGAATTTACATACATCGGTCACTACGACATTAACCAACTATTTAAAGCCATGGCAGATGCCGAAGAGCAATATATGGATATTGATAAGCAAGTGCTATCAGCAGTTCAATATATGAGTAGATATGTGTGCAATAAAGATGGTGCAACCCATCTAGTCGGCTGTGATATGCGTGTTGATAAAGAAATTGATACCGTGTTTGTACAGATGTATAATGCCATTGGTGCAGGCTACAGATGGATTTCTGTGGCTGATTTAATGAAAGAATATACACTAAAATAAAAAAGTCAAAATTTTGTAAAAAAGTTGTTGACACACAAAACCCCAACTGATATAATGTAATCAACAGGTAAGGAAAACACCTGTTAAACATTAAACAGTCTGGGGTTTTATTATTACAGGAGGAACAAAAAGTGAACCCAAGAAATGAAATCAGAAGAAATTGCGATGAGCGAGTGCGAACCATTAAGGCAGCAACACAAGATGGTATTCGCTTGACACCGCAAGAACAACAATCGGCAAGAACATTAATTGGTAATGCAATCAAATGGGATTGTGATAGTGCAGCATTCGCCTTGAGCGTGGCTTTGGAAGAAAACTTGGTGGTGATGTAGTTGCAACCAACAGAAAAGGAATTAAAGAAAATTACCAAGTCAATCAAAGCTGGTCGCAAGTTATTAAAACAGGCTGAAAAGCCAAAGAAGACCAAAGAACAATTACAAGAATTATGGCAAGAACAAGCCAAATTATTACACGACCCATACTGTGCATGGTATTGTGCAATGGTGCGTGACATTATTAGAAATGAATTAAATGAACAGGAGAAATAATTATGCTTTTTAAATTAAGTTTAGACACAAACACAACTTTCGTGAAGACTTTCACATTCGATGCCAAACAGTCTCGAATTATCATCTTGGACAACGAGTTGTCGAACATGACAATCAATATTCCTGTATCTGAAATCGATGCAGTCATGATGTCTAAAATATTCAATACATTAACTCATCAATTAATGGAAGATGCTGTTGCATCTGGCAAGGGTTATGTGTATATTAATCTGAGAGCCTTTATCAGCAACTATGAAGCTGCATTGGTTCAAAACCGTGGCTACAAAAATAAAACACAACGAAAAACATTTGAGTTATAACAAGAGGTGAACACATGTCTAAGTTGCCAGAATTTCTGCAAGATAAATCTTGTTTTGACGGTAGACCACATCCAGCGGTACCAGAAGATTTTCTGATTGGGTTTTACCAACGTGAAGCCGAACGAAGAAAACATATGAAACAATGCGATTGTTGCGGACGTTGGTTTACACCTAAAAGTCATAATCAGCGGTTTTGCACAACAACGTGTAAACAAAAATACTATAGTCGGTTATACGCCGAGCAAAGACAACAAGAAATTGATTACGAATTAGAAAACGGAGGTTGGAATGAGTAATAAAGACATCTTAGTAAATTCTATGGCAGGTTATCCACTTACGCTGTATATTGACCGTATGGCAGACAACATTGGCTCTCACAAAGAAGACAATGTAGTATTAAATCATTTGAGATATTCAATGTATCAAGAGATTTTAAATGCTGTAGGTGAGCACACATTATCCTTTGAAGCATTACAACAACAGATTGCCGAATGGAAAACCATTAAGACCATTCAAGATATTACATTGTTGTTACCAAATGCAGACACCGACCAACTTACAAAAGAAGACCTGAAGTGTGTCAAACAAGTAATTAAAGAATTAGACCAAGCGGTGACACTGGTAAGAAAGCAGTTGGAGACCGTGTGCGACAAGTGTTTAACACTCGCTGATAAACATGAGAAACCACATGTAGAGTCACAGGAGCAGAAATAATGGAAGTAACATACTTGAGATTAGACCCTGTGCAGCCTGAGACAGACATTTTCAATGAGTATATGTCTCAACAAATCGTCTATAGCAGTATCAATCAATATGGTGCAGACGTTATCATCCCAAAGACATTACCTATGAAACTTAATGGCATTGCTTTGGGTCGCAATCAGTTCTGGTCTGATAATGTGCCAGATTTAATTGTGACAACCATGAGACAATGCTGGTCTAATGGACAACCAAAGATTTCCGTTAAGTTTGATTCAGATAACTTATTGACGATATTGCAGTTCTGTGGTACGATATATTTGGAAAATGATTGGTACATCTCTAATGTTGATAATTCGGTTTTACTGTATAAAGATATACACTCTAAAGTGTACAGATTGTGTGACACTCAAGAATATACAATAGACCAACTTGAGACTATCAGGGAAGCATTAAAAAATGCAAGACAAAAAATCATTAACACATATGAAGACCAATTATTGAAGTCGTTTCAACACAAAAACGTAATCTTTGAGTTAAAAATTTGATTTCATAACAGGAGGAAAAATCATTGAAACGTAAATAATTATTAAAACAAATCGACACAACAGTTGAGAACATCTACAGTTATGTAGGAGATGAACATAAACAAATGTATTCTACATACTCCGTGACGTTGCCACAAGGTCACATGATTATGTATACGCATAACATGTCTCTCTTTGGCGAAATTAGACCATATACAAAGCTAATGTTTATTCGCAATAACGGCGAGTTGACTACATACGCATATGGACTATCATTACTGACTTTAGAAGACCAAGTAATGTATGACACCGACCAATGTGACGACCCAAATACGGAACTACAGTTTTTGAAATTGTTTGAAACCCATTTAGAACAGGAGGTTTAACTTGGATATACAACAACTGCATAAAACAATCGAAGAACAAAACCAAGTGATTATCGCCAAGGATGCCTATATTAAAGACTTGCAACATGACTTAAAAGAAACAAAAGATAAGCTGAGTAATGCTAGATGGGATATTTCATGGCAAAAGTTTAACAGGAAGTGGGCAAACGAAGCCATTCAACAAAAAGCAGCCCACGTTATTGGTGGTTTTGAGTATAACACAAGATATGTTCCCTTGGGAACAGTTGTAACATTGGTACTGGCTTGTGTTTCATTTACAATACTGATGTTAAAATGCTTTAAATAGCACAGGAGGAAATCTAATGTATATCTTAGATGAAACTAAATATTGTTGGACAACCGATGATACTTGTGGTGAACCGCAAGCGACCATTAAGGATGCCATAGAGAATTTCTATGAAGACGATTGTCAAAACCTTGATTGTCCAACGGTTGACATCGGACATCCATCGTATTATATCCCAGATATGTTTAACGCAGAGCAATTAATGTGGGATATGAATGACAAAATCGAAGAAGATTATGACATTGCATTAAACGATGAATTAACCGTTGACCAAGACCAAGAATTGGAAAAACGGTTGCAGCAGACGTTGTATCAGTTTTTGAAAGAACACAAGTTGGATAAACGTATATGGACTGTGTTTGAATCAACGGAATGCAAACCAGAAGACTTTGGGATTGATTTATCTGATTTTTAACCAACGGAGGAAACATGGAAGTTTATATTTTTCAAAAGAATAAACGGTGTCCGTATCTACATTACAATTTTCTAATAACAGAAATAGAGCGGTATGCCAATGATAACTTAGATTGGACTAAGTCAGAACACCAAGTAGATATTCCGTTTTTATACCAATGGTTATCTAATGCACACCAACTGAAAGAATCTTATCTAAAAGATTGTAATGAAACACAAGGTTTAATTTATCGAATATCATTAGAAACCTTGCAAGATATTATTGATATTGTAGAACCTATGAGTGGAGAAAGCTGGTTTGAAGTTTATTTAACACGATTTTAATCCCTAGGAGGAAAACACATGGAAACTTTAGACATTATCGAAGAAAATTTTACAAAGAGTGACTATATTGCATACCTAAGAGGTAGCATCCTAAAGTGGCTATTGGAAGACAAACCATTGGACTTACCTCAGTTTAAACTATATGCTGACAAGCTGGTGGATGCCCTAGAAAAACAACCAGAACAACCAACAGTTCCACTTCAGATTAAATCTTTTGATTATACAACAGTTGACCCAGATGAACCAAAAGTGCAGCCAAAACCCAAGTTTAACATTGGCGACTGTGTAATTATTAAATACAACGATTACACAGGTACAATCGTTAGATTACCAATGGATGGTGTTAACTTCCCAGAGGGTTATGTCGTAGAATTAGACGATAAGCGTTTTGGTTGGACTGGTACACGTGAGTGTGACGGTGTTGAGTGTAATGGCGGATGGTTTGTTTCTGAGAAAAACTTGGAATTAATCAACAAAGTGGCTTTAGAGCCAAACAAATGGTATCACACTACAGATTTTACTGTGGATGAGTTGCAGGCGTTATTACCAAGTGGCACTCAAGTTGAAGTCGAAGCAGAAGTATTATATAATGATATTAAGACTACACCTCCGACAAAAGTAAAACAAGCTACGGTGGAAAAAATTGCTATATCCGACTTTTATGAAAAAGTGTTCATTGGAACAGTCGGAGACAATTTTTATAAAGAATGGTTTAAAATCGTACAGGAGGACTAAAATGAAAACCAAAAACGACTCTATGGGAACACTAAAATTAAAACTGGATGTGACACCACAGAATATCGAATATTTAAAGTCATTGTTTTTAAAACCTGAAAATAAGACTTCAAATTTCATTGAAGTTGGCACAATGTTATTCAATGGAAAGCCTGTGGAGAAGTCCGTAGACGATTTACCGACGGTTGCTACGTTAAGAACTAAATACGGTTCTCTTAGAGATGGAGACATCTCTTTGGCACGGTCTAATGATAAATATGTCTATATCGGCGTAGTCACCAACTTTACAGAAAACATGATATATGTCAAAAATGCAATCTATGTTTTTGTCAACGAGTCAACAAACAATATTGGCATCCAATGTCTTGACACTTACAGCTTCCTAATTCAAGACCTGTGTGGCATAGCCAAAAACCAATGACCCAAATCCAAAAAATTAAAAACCAAAAAATAAAAAACAAGATTTCAAAAAATAAAACCCAAGAAAAACACATTGGTTGTTGACAACACAAACCGTCTTGTGTTATCATACATATAGACAACAGGTTGCAAACGCATGGCAAACACCACATTCATTGTGTGATGCATCCAAAACACATCACGCAGGCAATCATACCACCATTCAAATACAGCTATAAGACATGCGTTCGCCTGCTGTTGTCACACAAATCAAATACCACCGTATAAAAAACAACAATACATGCTGCGATTATCGCATTAAGCATATAACATAATCGCTTATACATTATCACATCTATTGTTTGTCCACGTTTTATATGGTGGTATTTTTTTTATTTGTATATATGTCGTGGCATTAAACAAACGTATATATGTGTCGGTGGTATATGCATTATGTCTATATTGGTGTTCATGTGTTATTCTATTGACGACCTGTTGATGCAAGACCATTGTTTTACCCATGGAACATACGTTTGTTTTTGACATGAAGACCACCACAGGTTTTCATCTATGGTACTCAACCATACGATATAACCACCGCATTATATCTATAGAACTCATTTATTTGCGTTCTACGGTGGTATTGATATGTGTGGTATACAAATATACTACCGTGGATATAAATACTCCGTATATACGATTTAAATGCATTGTCGTGGTAATTTTTGTTGTTATATATGTGTTATTCTCCACGGATTTTTCATTTGTATATATTTATATGTATATGTCCACGGTATTTTATATATGTATATATACATATATCTCACCCATTTTTTATATGTATATGTGTTCATATATTAATACATATGTTTGTTTTTTCAAGGCATTACATATTGACCGCACACATGTTCGCCACGACCTGCGAGACCGCCTGCAATGGTAGAACAGATGTTCGATTTAATACATTTAAAATTTTCCATCTAATCGAACACTTTCGATGAATAAAGTATATCGAAAAATCTCAATCAGTTCTAAAACTTTAGATGATTAAAGGACTACAGATATAAAACTTTCGATATAGCCCTATGCAATTCAGTTGTATGCAATCATATCAACGAATAAACATATGAATAACCGTTCATATGACAACAGTTGAACATATGTACATATGAACACATATTCATATGACGGTGTACAACTGTATTGTATGCAATCGAATTGTATGAGTACCGCCAGCGTATACCATAGCTTTAAGTTATAACTAGATATAACTAAAAACTATTATACGATGAGTCGTATCCGTGATATAATGAGTGTAACGAAAGATGATAAATGTCTTTCGTAGGTCTTTTATAATTTTATATAGGAGGTTAACTCATGCAAGAATTTTCTAGTTTATCAAACTTAGTGGACTATCTAGGGGAACATGAAAACTTATTAGAAAAGCCGTATTTGATTGAGATTGAATATAGCCAATCGAATTGGTCTAAAGTGTATCCATTGAATGAGCGTATCTATCAAACTACCACAATTTGTGATTATTTTGATTGTGATAAACATTCAAGCCTAATCGGTAGTACAAAAAGCGGTAGTGAATACATGGTAAACTTAAGCCAATATAATTGGCGAGTTGCCAAAATCACACTACACGATGAAAAGCCACTCAGATAAACACTAACGGCGGTACTTATGTACCGCCAACGCTTTAAGCACTTAATAATAACGGAGGATGATCAACTTATGTTTTATTTTATCGTTGAACAAGAATATAACGCTATGGACTTAGTCGATACGCTTATTAGTCAAGCAAATACAACTACAAAAATTATTTTGGAATTATCTCAAGAATATCAATTAGAGGAATATATATTGGATGTCGTAGATATGAATATTGGTGAACACGTTGCACCGTATGAAATAATTCAAGATATTGACGAAAATAAACAAGAATATATCAAGGCGTTACTTGATAACGTAGATGAAGATTATAAAAAAGACTTAGAAGAGGAACTAGAAGACCTATAAACCATTGGCGGTATACTTAAGGTATACCGCCTTTTGTTTTACCATCGTATTCTCAATTAGATACTACAAATGAGAAAAGCCAGCGTATTTGATAATTGTTCTCAACACGATAAATCCTGCAAGACCGCACAATTAAATTGTATGCAACCATTTGCATATATGAATGGTTATTCATATGTTCAAGCATGCATTTTTGTCATAGATGAATACATGAGCATATATTCAAATGAAAAATCTGTTACGTAAAATTCGATTGTATGCAACCATATTGTACGATCACCACCTGCCAAAACCATATCGAAAATTTTAGATGTCAATCAATAATGAGACCATTTGTCAATAACACATTGAAAACATTCGATATACATCGGTGTCTATTGTAGACAAACAAATTTATAACTTATGTATACGTGTAAAAGACCTCCGCCGTATTCTCATTTAGACAATACCTCTAGAATTGATTTATTTGCGTTGTACGGCGTTTTTGACTTTTTGCATATAATCACAAGGCGGATTCCTTAGAGACACCTTATAGGCTAAATAAATGAACGTTTTATTGAGAGACATTCTCATTTACGTTGGATTTTACCTAGGGGTTGACAATTTTATAGATTTGTGGTATTTATATATATTCATTAAACATGTGTATTTTATTATCATAGTTAGACATAACTTAAAACTATGGCAACCATAGATAAAAACTATTGTACAGAATACTACAGATATGAGATAATAAGACCATAGAAAGCGAGGTAATAGCCTATGGAATTATCTATTATTTTAAAAAATGTTTTTACTATCATGTTTACTGTGGCTATGATATACTCTATTCATAGAGTATATACAGTATTATCAGAAATGAAAGAGGGTTAACATGCTAGATAAAGAAAAAAAAGAATATATTTATAGTCAATTAATTGATGTTTATTCTGATGATGAAAGCAAAGAAATTATACATCAATTTGAGCAACTCTATAACACCAATAGTATTCTATCAATGGATATTATCGAAGTTATCGAGGAAGTG